ATCTCCTTCCCCTTATCCTAGTATTGCCATCAATATCGTAAATAAGAAGATGAAGAGCACAAACCATTCCTGCTTTGTCATTTGCTACCTCCTTTCTTGTCGAATTTATTGCCAACAACTTTTAGTCGTCTATTACGCAACATACTCCCTAAAGTATTTGGATAGAGAACAGGGCATTCTGTATTCACTAAACTAAAACTAGTGTTGCCTTGATTCCAAACCACCTCGAAGATGCTGTCTGTCTTTTTACATCTGAGCAAGTCGTGCTCATAGATAGGTGTTCCGGCACAATCCCGTGCACCAGTAAATTGGCAGAGGGTGTTGGTGTCAATCAAATATGAGTTTATTACGCCAAGTTCTTTATGGTTAGAAAAAACTTCGCTATTTCTGATAGTAGGGGAACAATCAACCCACGTACCGGTTTTTACTCGTATTGCCTTGAAATCGATTTCACTCATCGCTCCCCTCCTTCCTCGATTACTCCTATCGGCTTGATGTCGTTAACTGTCTCATCCTCGGTGAAGAAAGAAACCTTCATGCTATCGCTAACATAGCCCATAGCAATCACGTTCTCTCGGCTATCCTTGATGATGCAAATATCACCTCTCACCTCGTTCTGAGTCTTCAAATACTTCACTGCGGCATCCTTCACCGCCAAAGGATTCATTTCCTTTGTAATCGTCTCCCCTGACTGAGGGAAGACGAAAATAAACTCCTGCTTATTCATAATCAAAATTCAAATAAATCTAGTTGTGCGTATCTCTGTTTCGGGAGAATCTTTTCTATTTCCGTCAACAACTTATTGGCATTCTTGCAAACAGAGTTGTTCTTGTTTGTTTCAACTTTGATTTGCCTTTGCAGCCAATCCTTTATCCATTTCAAAGCGGCAGTAATGGCGGCTTCCTGCGTGCCGTACCAATTCGGATTGCTGAGATTGTTGCCCCAGCATCCTCCTCGGTCAACAAGGGCATATCGGATTCCAAACGTTCACTTACCTCTCACTAATGCCGTTGTTATGATGATGTAGGTCATACCCGAACCGATTTTTGCAGATTCGTCTGGGTTGATGCAAACACCATACTCGTTAAACTTATACCGCTTGCTCATAGTTTACTCCACTTCTTTTTCTGTTAATACTAACTCATCGAACATCGGGCTACTCTTGCAGGAGCAGCACCACGATGCTTCTTCCTCGTCTTCCGTCACCTCATAGTTATCGGGATATTCTTCCTTGTAGAAGCCTAGGATCTCATCCTTTTTCTCCTGCATTCTCTCTTTTGCTGCGGTCTTGGTGTGGAAGACTCCGGCAACATCAACGCTAGAATAGTCTTGATTGTCGTTGCCGTGCTGAACCAATACGAATACTTTCTGCTTCTTCATATTACTCGCCCTCCTGCTCTTCTACATCAAATGCAACACTCTCCAGCTCGCCATTCTCCAAAGCGCCCAAATCGTACAAACGTCTTGCGGCATTCTCTGCGTCTTCGGATGATGCTGCGTCTAGCGAAACCTTGTAGGTAATTTTCTCTACAATCTCTACTACATACTTTTTCATATAAAATCCTTTCCTTTAAAATTAATACTAGGGGGCGGATGGTACTTTGCAACCATCTGTAGCGGCTTCTACCGCATTCGCCCTATATAAACAACTAGCAACAACTTCACTTGATGCGCTCTAGGCAAGTACTCTTGCTTGTCAGCTTCCCATTCGTAAGATAATAGCTCTCACGGAATGGGGTCTGTCTGATTACAAATGTTGTCTTGGCTCTGTACATATTGTTAAACCTATCAACATACGTGGCTCCCTTGAAGCATTTGATTACTATTACCATATCCTTAGTCCTGCATTAAGTTAGCTACAAGTTCATCCGTGGTGGCGAATATCTCTTCAAGGTCTCTTGTCAGATAGCCACCTTTCTTCGTCTTCAGCACTACGTGAGCGTGCATCTTCAAAGAATTGATTTTTTTGATAATCTGTTCTCTTTGAAATCCTATCTTTGGTGTTCTGCCGTTTGTGAAGTAGTACCCTATGCTGTAGTATAACTGCTCTGCCATATCACCATAGAGAGCGTTTGCCGCATCGTCTCTCAAACTTCCGTGTGCCAGGGAAAGATAGACGATTTCGCCTTCCACTATCTTGTTTTCGTGCATTGTGTAAACGTGCTGATGAAGATAGAAATCGCATAGCAGGTTCGTCTTGGCATTTCTCTGCACACACCAGTCGTTTGCGAGGGTCATACAAGCGTAAACCTCCTTGCCATCTGCGAGGTCTTTGGCGATGCGGTCGAACATTTCCTGCTCGGTTGGGTTTCGCTCTTCTCCGCTCTCATCATCTACGATGGTATAATCATCATATCCCCATCCTTCCTTGTCAACAAGTTCAAGCCCTGCGGCTTGTGCCTTTACTACGTCTTGGATAGTATGAACCTCAATACCTACCAAATTGTCACTCATTCTAACTGCGTTCTCTGCTTTCATAATCTTATCTCCTATTCTTTAAATTTGTTACTTGTTCTTGCTAATAATCTTGTCTATCTCTGCCTGCTGCGGATAGTCGGTGCAGTCGGCAAAATCCTCCTGCTCCTCATAGAAACGTGCTGCGCTCTTCAGTTCGTGAAGGCTGGCTTTGGTGTAGTCCTTTGCCGGATTCACTTGGCGAAGATTCTCGCAAGTTCTGCAATACTCGATGAAGTCCACAAGCGATTGCTTCTCCTTGCTATCATCCTGCGTTCCTGCTGCCATAAGTGGTAGGGCAACTATCGCTGCCACTACCAATACTAACTTAATGCTCTTTTTCATTGTCTTATCTCTTTTCTAGTTTAACACTCACTACGTATGGTAATGTATGCTGAGGCTTGTTGTCCTCGTAATGATATTCAAAACCTAACACAACAATACTTGATGGTTCGTTGTCCGTGATGGTCTCTTCTATCATCTTCTTGCTTATCTGCTCCGTACGTTGTACGTGGAATAACCCCGATTCTGGTTCGTGTCTCTGTGCTAAAGCAATCAATCCGTTGTCGGGATTGAAAAACAGATATTTATCCCCAGCGAAAACCACGTCAACTCTGTTGCGTGCCGTCTTTGTTACTCTGATAACATTCATACTACTCGTCCTCCATATCTTTAGCGTCTCTGATTCTGTACCCTGCTAATGCTCCAAACAAGGCGCATAGCAAATAAATTGTAATGTCCATAATAAACCCTTTCTTTTAATTGTTATACTTGTGCGGTCTCTAGACTTGAACTAGATGTGCTCCTCTATTCGCTGACCGCTACCAATTTTACTTATTGCCAAAGTTGAAGATTCTGACGAACTTGTAGAACGTTTTGAGGTCACAAAGGTGGAAGAGGTCTTCCAAAATATACTCCTTGCACTCTCTGTTGCACTCTCTGTATGTCTCCTGCATCTGTGCTGCGGTCTCGTTTCCGCATTCAAGCCAATACATAAAGATGGCTCCTAAACTCTCATAGTCGTTACTTCCATCGTAATACTTCTTCTGCTGCTCGTAAGTCTTGTTTCTTCTCATGATCGTATCTATTTAAATGTCCATATACTCTTTGTTGGTGTGATAGCCATTAAACCATACGTTGTTGGATTCCTCAACATTCCCAAACCATCTGTCTATTTTGTGAATATTGTAGATGTTATCAACGTATCTATTATAGATGGATTCTATCTGTCTCACCTTCTCCAAAACTTTGCACCTAACATTTTGGCTAGGTACTCCGTTCTTCCAAGAGTCACGCATTAAACAGTCGATGATTCTGTTTTTCTGCTCATTCATTGATGATGGAGATTTCTTTCTCATAATCTTGTAGTATTGTGGTGGGGATTACTCCCCACCTAGTTAGTTACTCTTCTTCTCTTCTAACTCAAAGCCCTTCTTAATTCCTTTGAGATACATTTCCGCTTGCTCAAAGGTGTAGCTAGTCCAAGTCTCCAATCCGTCCTCGTAAATGTCAATACATTCGTCCTCGGCTTGTGGAGTGCTCTTAAGCGATATGAAATCATATCCAACGTGGGTGTTGATTTCCTTAACTGATGCGTTCAAGTAGTTAATGTCCTGCTCACTTACATCTACCATATTTTCGTTATATTTCAACATAATCGTATCTTTTAATTGTTCAACCATCTAGTATTTGTGATTCTCGTCTGTGCGCCTGCAACTCTGTATTCAGCCGCATCTTTCTTCACTTGTGAATATGATGTTTCCTTTTTGTCGTAAACACTTTCCTGCTCCCATCCATAGCCGTAGTTAGTCCAGATTGCCCAACCATAGCAGTATTTATTCTTCTTTGCCATAATCTCTTAATCATTAATCTTGTTAACTAATTCTTGCATGCTAGCAAGTTTGTTTAATGTCTGCGAAGATAGGGTAATACCACATATCTTCGCTGAGTTCTTGATATTCATCGCCTTATCTAGTAAAGCGAGAGTGATGATACAAATATCATCGCTCGTAAGTGTTATTGTCTTGCTCATTGTCTTATCTTAATCTCATTATTATTACTTTGAAGATAACCTCACAACTATCTGTTGACTGCTCAATACTCTTGCGCTCGTAAGTTGTGTAATAGTTATCGTATCTATCCTTACTGCGTCCAATATACTTGTAACCAACCTTGTTAAGGTTTCGTTTCAGTATTTCGAGTTCCTTGTCGTAAAGGTACTCTGTGCATATTGGCTGCATTGTTACTCTGTCCGCATATCTTTCGATTCTGCGAAAATCTACGATATTATCTGCCATAGTCTTGAATTGTTTGGCGTGGGGAGGGCGCTTGCGCCCGTGGGGGCGCTGCCCCCTTATCTCCCCGAGTTATTACTTTGTTCTTTCACTCATTTCAAATACCCAGTGTAACAATCCGAACTGGTTACTCTTATTGCAGAGTTTAGCAAATGTATCTGCATCTTCCCATTTGTCGAATTGTCCGACAACATCGGGGGTGAAATTATTGCGATAATCCTTGATAACTAAAAATCTTTTCATTGTGTTGTTGCTATTAAATTGTTAAATATTAAAGTGCAGGTGTACGTTTGCTCCCAACGTTCACAAGCTATATGTGACCTAGCTCCCTCACTTAACGTTCGTGGGTCAACGTGTTTCGATATTTCTCTAGTCTGACACGACTAGCGTTTTTCCATCTTGCGTGATGAGTGTTTGAGGCTCCTTTGCCTTGTGCGCTTTTGCAGTCTCGCTAACTGGGTTGCATTTTCCTTTGATGTTTAAAGAGTCCTATCTCTCTGCCTTTCCCGACTAATCTGTACTTTTATAGAGGTAGTTAAACGTGAAGTGCTAAACGTGCCATCGTTCCTCTTGAAACCAACTTGATTTCGAGTGCAAAAGTAGCGCATTTCTACGAAAGTCCCAAACGATTTACGATATTTCTTTCTTATTTTTACGCTATTTAACTAAAAAGTAGCGCATTTCTGCGAAAGTCTTAAAGTATTTAATAATTAATAGCGTATTTGTGCGCTTAATAAAAATAAAAAGTTTCTCAAAAATGCGCTAGTTTCGAAATAATTTCGTATCTTTGCGCCATTAAAATAGATAGTTATGATAGAATTACGAATAAAAGAGTGCTGTAAAGAGCACAATATATTAGTTTCAGAGTTAGCCGCACAAATGGGCTACGAACACGTTACAAGTCTAAATCAACTACTTAGACGTAGAAAGATTGGACTAGACAAACTAGAACAAATGGCAGAAATAATCGGCTGTAAGGTGTCTGAACTCTTCGAGGAGAGTGATAAGGGAGACTTTGCATCCTTTATACGTTATAATGGCATCCACTATACTGCCGACACGTTGGATGAGTTCTTTAAACAAGTTGACGAATTAAAAGCAATAGCAAAATAACAAATGTAATATAAATCACAACTTTTATCTATGGTATTCTTATTAATTTTATTCGTAGCATTATTAATCGCTGCGATTATGTTTTTTTATGCATCCCAAAGTAATAGTAAGCCACAGAAATCACCAGTCGTGTGTGCAACAAAACTAAGAAATGTGGTGATGTCTTCAAATCCTATTGATGGCATTCGTTTTGGTGGAGTAATGGGCTTTATGCTTGGTGATAGTTATGAATTCTGCTTGTCCAGATTCAAACATTTGAAGCTGCAAGTAAACGAAGATGATTTTGAAAGTGAAACGTACAAAATGGGGATTTCATCGTACAGAAGTCAATATGTTATTTGGGGTAAAAATTCATATAACAATGTAAATGAAGTCTCTTTTTGTTATGGACAAGATAAAGTTTTGCAATCAATAACAATTGATGTTGATTTTTCAGAGAATGGCAAAAATTATATGTATAACGTCTTGATTAGTAGAATTTCTCGTGTTCTAGGTGTAGAACCATTTATGTGTACACGTGATTTTTCGAAATGGACTTCAAGTAAGGGGAGTATCTGCCTTTCAATATATTCAGATAATTTTGGAATGCTGCCTAAGAGTGAAAAGCTTCTGATACAAATAATGAGCCATTAGGGGTTGCCCTAGTAAACGCAAGGCGCCAGCCCCACACGGCATGGGGAGGGCGCTTGCGCCCGTGGGGGCGCTGCCCCCTTATCTCCCCCGAGGATTTTATTTCCCCCTTCTCCACCTACAGAGAGAGACACACAATAGAGAGAAGAAAGATAGAAGAACACACCGCATAACACATCACGCAACACTCACGCAACACGACACAACACCTTTTGCCGGCAAACCCTGCAAACACTAAGACTTGGTACGGAAAAGGTATAGAGAGGGTACGGAGCGGGTCTATATCGCATCCATCGGGCTTCTTTCTGGATGAGCGGTAAATCCTGCACGAAACCCCGAAAACTACGAAAAACCCACAAAATCAGCCCTAAAATGCCATAAAACGGCTCTTATATGGCTCAAAACTCACGAATTTGGGAGAAATCCAGACCATCTGCCCGAAAATCGCAAAAATCAGCGAAAATGAAAGGAGTTCGCTTTTGATTATACCTGCACAATATTCAAATGCAGCGTTAAATCTTCTTAAAGCCTTTCTTATGCCCACGTGCGTACCTATTAATGCAAATGGGCTTTTTGTTTGCAAAGAAGCTTCATTTGTGAAATAAGAAATAACTTTACTCTGGTCTTTTATTCACCCTCGGGAACGACTGAGACTAAAATCCATAATATCAACCACTTGTAGTTTTATTACAATTAGCACTATTATTTACAAAATTGGCGATTTTTGGTGGTGCGAGGGAAAAAAGGTTTGGGGTGGATTGCGCCCCGACAAACAGACTAGTGGTTGGAGGGGTAAATTTTCACGACCGGAAACACGGCAAAAGCTATCGCCAAATATTGTATATTTGCCCTCGTAAATCAAATAATTGCAATTATGAGTGAAATTTTAGCAAGAATCCCAAAGAATTTAACCTCTTCCCCAGTGCTTGGGGAGAAGAAGGAGTGGGTATTGGGCGCTGCATCCTTGGCGCTTGGTATTGGTTCGTCTCTGTTCGGTGCTAACAAGGCGAAGAAGGCGGCTAGACGAGCACAAGCCGAGAATCAGTACAGAACGAACGCTGAGAAGGCTTGGTACGACAAGAACTACAATACTGACTACCTCGACACGAAGGCAGGACAGAACCTTATGAGAAGGGCGCAGGAGGTGCAGGATGAGTATATTCGCAAGGCTGATGGCGCAGCTGCCGTTGGTGGTGGAACTGCTGCAAGCGTGGCACAAGCGAAGGAGAGTGCTAACAAGGCGATGGGTGACACGATTGCCAATATCGCAGCGCAGGACACTTCACGCAAGCAGCACGTTGAGGATGCTCACCTTGCCAACACTCAGCAGTTGTCTAGGGAACGTCAGCAGATTGAGCAGCAGAAGGCGCAGGCAACGAGCGATGCAGCCCAAAATGCTTCAAACGCTATGTTCAATTTCGGTGTGAACCAATTGGGGTCAGAACTCGAAGGAGATAAGTCGCAGAACAACAGCAAGTTAGCAAATCCAGCACCGACCCTTGATAACAAGAATGTAACAGACATCAGCAATGGGCTATCACACAAGGCTGATGCGAACGGACTTTTGAACCCGAACGCATCCAATAACCAGTTGGCTGGTGGTACGATGCTGGATGAAGCGGTAGGCAACCTCAACAAGAAGAAGCCGAAGGTTCCTCACCTAGGAGTGTAGGGCTTGGCTGAGTGAGGAGCGAGCGACTGGCGAGGCAAGGGCAGGCAAGGCATAGAGGGGCACCCCAAGACCCCCACCCCCTTTGACCACCGTTTGTAATTATAGTATATAAATACATAAATAAAAATCCCGCCACCCCCCACCCCCCTCATTTTGGATTTCGGTTTTCCGATTTCCCCCACCCCTAAATTTTCGAGAAGTGTTAATGAAGTTAAACATTAAAATAATATAGATATGACATTAGATGAAGCAAAGAAGATATTAGAGAAAGAAGGTTTCGTGCCAGAGCGGTTTCTTGGTGTACTGGTCGAAGACGTCAAGGCTGCTTCATGGGAAAAGATAGAAGTAAGTGAAGCTATGAAAGTGGTTGCGGAGAATGGTTATTTTCCTTTTATGGAAAAATCAAAGTACGAAGAGCGCAAGGCTCGCTTGAAGAAGGAGTACGAAGAGAACACCAAGGCTCCCGGTTCTGCCGAGAACCGCATCAAAGAAGATTCTGGTGTAAACCCTGCCCTTGAAGAATCAGCCTCCCAGTTCAATGATGCCTTGTTGGATGAGCAGGCAAAGAAGATTGCAGAGCTTACCAAGGATAAAGAGCTAATGAAGAAAGCCACTCTTTCGCAGTTAGATGATTTCATTGAGATTTATAACTTGCTAACGAAGGGAAGCCAGAAGACCAAGAGATTGGGCAAGGAGATTGCTAAACTGAATGGCATCATCCATGACAAGAACGCAGTTTTGGCTGACGTTGCAGAGGAACTTCGCCTTTCAAAGATTCGTGAGAAGAATCTGACCGAGGTAAGCCAGAAGTACATGAAGGAGAACGAGGAGTTGAGGAAGGAGCTTGCAGACAAGGTTATTGACAAGATTGATACTCAGGCTTTGAAGAGTGCCGAGAGTGCTCTCGCTTGGAAGGAGAAGGTGATTACAGAGAAGGATATGGCGCTTGCCTACAACGAGAAGGAGATTGCCGACTTGCAAGAAAAGTTGGCGGCTACCAAGAAGGAGTTGGAAGGAGCAAATAATCTAGTTGAAATAGTTCGTAAAGGTTCTAAAGAGTATTGTGAATATTGTATTGCGGCTGAGAAGATGATTCAGAAGATGGCAAAGGAATTTGTTAATGACAAACCAGTCTCCTCAAAAGATTACGAGCAATATCGTCTTTTGGCGAAAGGCTACAGATTCAACCCTCAGCTGCCTGATTTTAGCGAGGAAGAGGAGAAGAGTGCCGAGAGTGTTATCGCTTATAAAGATGAAGTTATTGAGACTTTAGATAAGGAGTTAGCTGAGGCGAAACATGAGCTTTCTTCGCTAAAGAGACCGTTCCGTCCAGAATCTACGGAGGCAGTTGTCCTGTTTGCTAACGCTTATGCTAAAGCCGTAAAGAAGCACTTGCGTTGCGCAGAGTGGAGAAACGATGGCAAGGAAGTATCTATTACATATATCTTGAAGAATGGCAAGAAGAGCAAGATTACTCTTGATTTCACTGGCGATGAGATTATTTTCTCCAGAACTGACCCAGACAAGAAACCTCGCATTCCTGCACCAGAAGAGCCAAAGCATGATAATATCTTTGAGGATTTCATAAACAAAACTATTGATAATTATAACAGAAGAGCTGCTAACCTCGGTTGTGTTGGAAGCAAGGACGGAAACGGCATTTTCGATCAGATGGTTGAGGTTGATAATGCAGAGGAAGGTGGTGACAATTCTGGTGTAATTGTGTTATGCGGCAAGGATTTTATTGATGCAATAAAGAAAATGAAGTAAGATATGCCAGTAAATAATCAGAATCCACAGCAGCAGAAAAGGGTACCTGTTTCCATAAATGGGTATCCTCAAGCTGTACATGATATGATGAGGGCTAAGTACCCAGATTATGATCAGGTGATGGGATTGGGGAACCAGACTATGCAGGGTGGTCCTAGTGGGCAGATTCCAGCGGTTGCTCCCCAACCTATGAATGTGAATGTGTTTCAGCAGAATGGGGGCGTTACCGGCAAGCTGGAAGCTCCTGCTGTTCAGCCTCAGCAGACACAGCCGGCGGCTTCTTCCGTACAGACTCCCTATCTTGGTGATGCAGCAGAGAAGACTCAGCAGCCTCAGACCAGTTTCGAGGGAATGCAGCAGCCTCCTACAGGATGGAAGGCGGACGGTACACCAAGCTATGATGCGCTTTCTTCCGCTTTAAGTGGCTACCAGACGGCACAGAGCAAGCAGGTTCCAGAGTTCCAGGCAGACCCTTCACAGAGAGATGGCGGCTTTTTCGGGTGGCTCGGCAAGCTGATTCCCAAGAGCCGACCGGGTATGCGTGAGGGCGAGACTCCTGATGAGTATGACCGCAGAATCACCACCAACAGAGAGCGTATTGCTGCATTCGCCGATGCCATACGTCACATGGGCAACATCGTGAATGCTTCCAAGGGTGCGCCTTTGCAGGTGTTCAACGACCCTACAACCATGATGGAACAGGGGTATCAGAACCGCAAGGCTCAGAGACAGAAGCAGGATGCCATTGATGCTGATGCGGCTTACAAGCAGGCAAATCTTGACCTTAAGAGTGCTGCCGCCAGAGCAGATCAGGCTTACAAGCTGTATCTGGCAGGGCTTCGTGGCGATAATGCACAGCTTGCAAAGGATAAGTTTGAATACCGCAAGGGCAAGGATGCGGCTACCGCCCAGTATAAGCAAGAGAAGGACCAGCGAGACTTCGAGTATAAGCAGGGACGTGACAGGGCAAAGGACGAGCAGACCAACAGAAGACTGAACATTTCACAGTATAATGCTACCCATAAGGGAAGCGGACGTGGACGATCAGGCGGCGGAGGCGGCTCTTCTGCCAAATACGTAACTTGGGATGCAGAAGGAAAGCCTCATTACGCATCCAACAAGACCATGTATGAAGCAAATGAAGCTTACTACAATGGAAATACTTCTGGCAATTCATCTACTTCAAGCAGCAAGGAAGTGTTCAACAGGGATGGCTCTACTACAAGAACCACCAACAGACAAGGCGGTTCCTCTGTTGCACAGAGAGCAGGAGCGCAGAGAAGACAGAGGGAAGAAGCCAGAAAGAAGGCAGCGAAGCCTGCCGGCAAGTCGCATAACGGCTATAAGAATACAAAGAAACTTGGTTTATAAACATTAATATATAATATATGGCTGGAGATAAATTTGACCAACTTTACAACGCCTTGAAAGCCGATGGCGCAGTATCAGGAACTAGAGAACATTTCAGACAGTTCGTGTATGCGCCGGGCAAGCAGGGCTATCATAACAGAAAGCAGCTCTATGATGCGCTTCACGCAGACGGTGCTGTTTCCAGTAATTCGTATGAGGAGTTTGCGCAGCGACTCGGACTTCATGCAGTAAATCCGAAGCCTCAGCAGCAGAAGCCAGTTCAGCCTGTCAAGAAGAAGACTATGAAGCAGAGAGCGCAGGAAGTCGCAGCTCAGTATCAGAAGTCAAGGCAGCAGAAGGCTCAGCAACCTAGAACGGCTACTACTTCTGGTACGGACTACATGCAGAACTGGAAGTTGATGCACATGCGTAACGACCAAATGAACCCGATGCAGCAGGCTCAGGCTAGTAATGCGCGCGCACGCATGCAAAGAGCACAAGAGCAGTCGGCACGTCAGGAACAGCAGAGAGCTACCCCTATCAGCAGAAGCAGAATAACCCCTACTGCCAAGAACTTCAATGAGACAATGCAGCAGCTTTCTACTCCTGAGGCTAGACAGGCTAGAGCCAAGCAGCAGAGAGAGGACGATGCAAGAGCACTTGCCCAGTATGAGGTTGAGGGTAACAAGTTCGTAAGGAATGATGGTAAGACCGAAGGAATTTTGGGTAATGATCTTCTCAGTCTGGTTGATTCTTCCATGAATGAGGCGCAGGAGTTGACACGTCAGCAGTATCAGCAGAACCTTGACAAGATGGGCGGCATCTATGCGCCTCAGTCGGTAAAGGAACAGGCTTTCCGTGATGCCCAGACGCAGGAACAGGTGAACCGTCAGAACGTTCTGATGAACAATCTCAGCAAGAAAATCGGCGAGATTTATTCGCAGAAGGGAATGCAGCGCCATATTGCCGAGAGTGCCGAAAGATTGAATATGGGTGTGGAGGAATATGTTGACAAATACGTGACCCCAGAGATCATGAACTATGCTCAGAAGGCTCTGACGATGCAAAATCAGGAGGAAATCATGCCTCACGGTGCGCTTGACTATATCGCCAAGAATCTCAGCAACTCCATCATCGGTATGGTGCTGGCCCCTTCCGTGATGTCGAGAGATACCAGACAGAGATTGCAGGAAGGTATCGCTATCGCAGATGGTGATGCGGAGATTCAGAAGGTTGCAGGGCATAAGGATGAGACCTATCGCTCGGGAATCGGTACGAGATTCGCATCTACTGCCGTCAATATGGCTGCTGACTCTGGTCCGCTCGCCGTAATCGGTGCAGGTGCGAGTGCTGCCGTGAATGCAGGAACCCGAGTTCTGACAAACGGACTGGTGAAGGCTGGCGTGATGAAGGCAGCTCAGAAACTTACCGCACAGCAGATGGCTTTCAAGGTTGCCAATATGACAACGGCACAGAAGATCATGTCGGGATTGGGAACCAGAACGGCAACAGGTGCTCTGAACCTTGCAGGATATTCGGGTGTGACTGCTGCTTTGAATCAGGCTTCTACTGGCGATGATACTTCTTTGCAGGCTATCGGTGAGGCTGGACTGAAAGGTGCAGAACATGGTGCGGTTACTGGCGCCATGTTTGGTGTATCGGGTGCGGTGATGGCTCCATGGGTATCAAAGTTCGGTATTACCGGCTTGGAGAAGAGTACTGGAGAGCGATTGCTGCATGGCGCACAGAAGTTTGGTGCTACGGCTGCTGGTCTCGGCGTTGAGGCTGGAACCATGATGGTTGCCGACAACGTGACAGGTGATAAGGATATTTCCTTCGGCACTTGGCTGGAAGATGTTGTGATGGTGGGTGCTTTCAAGGCTGGCGAGCCTAGCAACTTCGTGAAGATGGGCAATATACTGCATCATCTTACCCATAACAGCGGTGGTAATTTCGTGATTGGCAAGAATGCCAACGGCTCCCCTATCGCCGTGGATATTCGTTTGACTCCTGACGAGAAGAATGAATTGATTTCTTCTGCATCGGGAAAGAGTCTGATGGATGCCTTTACAAAGGTGGACCGTGCATCGAAGACCGCACCAAGAGACCCGAAGTACAAAACGGCATACACGGATTTCATGAACGACCCAGACGTATCTCAGAGTACCAAGGAAAAGGTGAACGCAGCGATGGGACTGTTCAATACCACAAGGGGCAGAAGCTACCGCAGCGTGAACGATGTGAAGAATAAGCAGGTTCTTGAATATACCAAGAACGGAACCCTTCTTACACGTACCTCTTATAAGAATGCCGATGAGCGCCGTGCCATTCTTTACAAGCAGAAGCTTTATCGTGACAATGATGATATGATGTCGCTGATTGGATATTCCAAGATGAAGGATATGCAGCTGACTGATGAGGACGGAGCAGTTACCAGTCTGGCATTTGGATTCCTTAAGAAAAACGGATATGATGAGAACAAGTATATTACAGACCCGAAAAACGCCCAACTGATTAATGACTTGCGCAACCCGAAGAGTGCGCTCTATCTTGACTGGGAGAATTATGTGGACGTTTACGGTTCGTATGGCGATCTTAAAGTAGAATCCGCAGACGTTGTTGGTGGTTTTATGGACACCTTGAAGAAGATAATCAACGACAAGGGTAACGTGACGGTTGATATTGACAGCATTATGCGCAAAGACCCGATGAAGCGTACCGACCAGGAGAACAAAATCTTCTATTATGTGAAGAGCGAGCTTGAAAACAGACTTTTCCCTAGCGGAAAGCCACACGCAGACCAGTCTGCCAGCCAAGGCAAGACGGTAGCCGAGGAGAATAAGCTCGGTACAGATAACCCTGATGGCGGTGCCGTGGTGGATGAATTGCGCAATCTCCATAATGCGGAACAGGCGGTTGATGAGGCGATGGAGAGCAATGATGTTTTCAAGCAGACTTTCGAGAAGCTACACCAGCAGGGCTTGACACCGGCACAGATTTACGATGCACTCATTCAGAATGGATTGACCGAAGAAGAGTTGACCCCACTTGCCCAATATATCAATGCGAACGCTAGAGTGCAGGGTATGCAGCAGGCTACTGCTGACGCCATCGAAGAAAACGTGAAGAGTTTTGTTTCTGATTGGAGCTATCACGGAACATTGAACGGTCAGGCGATGAATGGCGAGCAAGCTTTGTACGTGCAAGACAGCAACGGAAGAACACTTCTTGTTGGTTCGGGTGATGTTGCTTTCGACCAGACTACAGGTAGAGCCAAGGAAGGCAGCGGCGATATGCTTGTCTGCTTCGACCCTAATACCAGGGAAATGGTTTATGTGAAGGCAGATGAGGTTACTCTGTTTCAGAATCAGCCTATCGACCAGTTTGCTGCAGAATATCGTCAGAGATTGCAGATAAAGAACTCTGAGCCTTACAATCAGGCGGCACAGGAGCAGGCTCTGCAGGATGCTGCCAAGCCTCAGCAGGAGCAGGAGTCACCACAAGATAATACCACAAAATCAGAAGATAGTACCACAAAAGAGGGTGATTTAACAAAAGATAATACCACTTTAACAAAAGTTGATACCACATCGGGCGAAGATAATACCACAAATGAGGACTTAGTACCACAAGAGCAGCCTCAGCAGACCCGAAAGTTTGCAGATGGTTCAGATGTTCCTATGGCTACGGACAGTAAGGGAAGACCTACGCCAGACTATGCTAGTATGACTCCTGAGCAGAGTGCGGAGATTCTTACTGAGGATTTCGGGGAGAATGCAGAAAAGGTGGTGGACGGACAGATTCAGAAAGCGGAGAAGGCTTTGAAGGATGCCGAGAAGATAAAGGTGGACTATACCGCCGAGCCTAACGACATCATGGAGCAGGAGGCTTTGAAGAATCAGACCATCGAAGCTGCCAAGAAGCAGTTGGACCACGCTCAGAACATCAAGAAGGCTATGACCGCCAAGAAGGTTGCGGAGACCGTGGGTAATACAGAACAGACTGAGGGTGCTCATGAGGCTGGCAGCGTGGCTGCACAGAAGTTTGTGAATGCACCTAGACTGGTGGGCAACAAGCGCACAAGAATGCTGGCAGACGGAGAGACCAAGATCAGAGGACACTACGAGATTGTGCCGGCTGAAAGTCTTACTCCTTCTCACGATGTGAACAATGGCTACAAGAAATCTGAGGGATTCCCTACCGATACTGAGGGCAGAACCGTGAATGATCGTGACTATGAGCACGACAAGGCGGCTCAGCAGAATACGGACCAGATTGCCCGAAAGTATAACGGTATGGCTATCGAGCAGGTGCCAGTGGTATCTGACGAGGGTATCGTATATGATGGCAACGGTAGAACCATGGCAGGACAGAAGGCTGCAAAGGAAGGCACGGACGGTGAATACATCAACGACCTTCTGGAGAATGCTGAGAACTTCGGCTTCACTAGAGAGCAGATTGAGCAGAGCGGAATCGAGCATCCACGTCTGGTATTGGTGACCGATGAGAGATTGCCATACGATACGGCTACCTTCTCCAAATTCAACAGAAACGAGAAGAAGACACAGAGCAATACCGAACAGGCGGTAGCCAAGGCTAAGACCTTGACTTCTGACGAGGTAGGCGCTATCGTAGCCGAGATTGAAGGAAATGGCTCTCTTGATGCGTTCTTTAACAATTCCAAGGCAATAAATGACTTGGTAAAGACGTTAGTAGATAAAGGCATCATCGGACAGAACGAGGTGGCACAGATGATGGATAGCCCTGAGCGACTTTCTGCACAAGGCAGGGAGTATGTGAAGAACATTCTTCTGGGTTCCATCTTCAAGCCAGAGACTATCAGAATGCTGGGCATCGACTCTACGGTGAAGAATAAGGCTATCAACGCTATCCGCTCGGTAATGGACAACATGAAGCTGGGTGAGTTCTCTCTTCGTGATGAGATTGATCAGGCTATACAGTTGCTCTATGAGGCAAGACAGGGTGGCAATAAGGTTGATACCTTGCTGAGAACATCAGAAATGTTCGGTGAGGATGCGGCTAAGCGTTACTCTTCTATCTCTCAGATGATGGCTTTGGCTCTGGAAGGCAAGGTTGCGGATTTCAGGGATTTACTTGATGAGTACAACCGCATCGCTGCATCCAGAAACACTGGCGAGGGCAGTATCTTTGAGGCTGCTCCTACCAAGGAAGAGTTAGTTAACGAGTATTTGAACTTTAAAAAATGGCAAGATTATGGCACAGGACATTCAGAAACAGAAAGAAGCAATGATGTTTCAGGCGTTGAAGAATCTCAACAGGAAGCATCAGGAGGAAATGAACCAGCAGAAGCTGAGCGACCAAGAGTAGAAGAGGCTGACGACTTAGAAAACAAGGAACTCGAAAGTCGCATTGAGGTGACTGACGAGGAAACCGAGACTCCATCAAAGAATGGTCCTATCATGAAGCAGAAGATTCTGATTGATGGAGACAAGGAGGTTATCAAGGTTGATGAGCCTAACGATAAGGGGGAATACACTGGGTCTTACTATGAGTATGATGGCAAGAAGTTTGGCGATCTGAATGAGGTTACTGAGTATATTGACAGCAAGAATGAAGAAGGTCCTCTCCCACTCCTTCCAAAGGAAGAGAAGCCAGACCCTACTTTTGACCCGATTGAGGCAGCTGCAGCAGAGTTCAAGAAGGAGCATCCTCTGACTGAGGAGGAGATCATGAAGGCTGATGTGGATGATGTGGTGAAGGATATGGCTTTGGACTATCTGAACGGAGACGTGACAGACGATTTGCACCGTGCTATCTACGAAAGTATTTTCGCCAAGACCAGAGGACAGAAGGCTGAATCAAAGGTAGAGACTCCTAAAGCGGAGCCATCTGCTGACCCTATGGAGGGAATCAAGAATGCAGCAGAAGGATTCGAGAAGGAGAAGAAAGCTAAGGTAGAGACTGAAAAGAAGCCTCAGCAGACAGCTGACGATGCAGCTGTAGCAGCTTCCAACAAGAAGGTTAATGACCTTTGGGATATGCTAAAGAATGCCGGTAAGGACGAATTGTCTGCTTCGTTTGTCGGTCTCAACTCTAAACAGCTGGAGTTGTTGCCTAAGCTTGTTGGTGCTATGGCAGAGAATGCTTATCTGAGAATCAAGAGAGGTATGCACAATCTTGAAGACGTGGTGAAGGAAATGCGCAAGGAGTTTGCTCCTGCTGCCAAGGTTTTCAAGAAGGAAGATGTGGATGCTATCTATGAGCAGATGATGAATATCCGCTATCGTGACGGCGAGCAGCGCATGAGCTTGAAGGATTGGGCTGACTACTACGAGAAGACTTCGCCTAAGCATCAGGAGAATCTGGTGGGTGACTCCAAGAGTGCCGAGGAAAGAAAGATGGCTGAGAAGAAGTTTATTGATACCGTGAACATAAAGTTGGTTTTCAAGCATAAGTTTAACGGTATTGCTGAGCTGAGAAAGATAGCTGAGAGAGTTGGTTTGAAGGATATTAAGGACACGGACTTGCAGGAACTTGCTGAAACTGCCATTGTTAAGCGAGCAAGAGGTATTGCTTCTTCTGAATCAACCAACGATGCCAAGAAGTTTGAACTCATTAAGAAGCTCTATGAGAATCAGCCGAGCCTCAACCAGAGAGATTCCGAGCGAGTGATGAAGGGACAATTCTCTACACCTGCCCCATACGCTTTCGTGGCAGATATGTATGTGAAGGGAAACGGCAAGGTGATTGAGAGTGTTCTGGAGCCTAGTGCCGGAAACGGTATGCTTACCATCGGCTTGCCAATGGATAAGGTGCATGTGAACGATATTGACGATACGAGATTGCTGAATCTGAACAGACAGGGCTTCGGAAAGGTGACTAGTCAGGACGGAACCCAGCCATTCAACGTAAAGCCGGTTGATATTGTGATTACCAATCCACCATTCGGTAGTGCTACGCCAAAGGACTATGATGGCTACAATATTTCTTCCTTGGAAGGACAGATGGCTATCAATGCACTGGACAGCATGAAGGGTGATGGACGTGCTGCCATCATCATCGGCGGCAACACGGAATACGCCAAGAACGGAAGTCTGAATCCGAAAGATAAGGCTTTCCTTGGTTATCTCTATAGCCACTATAATGTGGAGGACGTGATTAATGTGGATGGCAGTCTCTACGCCAAGCAGGGAACCAGCTACCCTACACGTATTATATTAATAAACGGAAGACGCTTGAACGAGAATGCCTTTCCACCAGTAAAGGATAAGGCTAGAGCCGAGACCGTGAAAGATTATGACGAACTTTATAAACGAATTGAAGATGATATACTACGAGGTGAACGGATGGATTCTTCCATCGGAGGGGAAACAAGAAGTGCTCAACCAGAACTTGATCAACAAGGCTCTGCTGGTGCTCCTAAAGAGGGAGTACGAGCAGGAGAACGAGGAGGAAGCAAACCAGATGGTGAGCGAGAGCCTGACCTATTTGACTCCACTTCCGTATCAGGAACCCATGATGACTTGGAGAATCAACGAGGAACCGAGCCAAGAGAAGATGGAAGACTTTCTGATGGAGATACTGGAACAGACAGAACAGGGGCAGAGCCTTCTCAGAGCGAAGGAGCAACCGCTGGAAGCAATGGACAGCGAGGAGCTGGATCAGGAGGAACTGGACGGAATGACACTCAGTCAAGTGCTGATGAACCTACCAGCGCCGGGAGCGGAAGCGGACCACGGGGACAATTACAGCGGGTGGACAAATCCGTACGTGGACTAAGTACGGAGAAAGTTACCTATACCCCTAAGAGTGGAAATCCATTCACTCTGAAAGCCGTGATGCCTGCCGACCAGCAGGAGGCGGTAAACAAGAACCTTGAAAAGCTGGGCGATGCCGACCAGTTCCTGGTTGACGAACTGGGCTATAATGACAAGGACGATTTGTATTCTCATCTTGCCGCAGAGCAGGTTGACTCTGTAGCTCTTGCCTTGCAGCAGGCAAAGAAGGGAAATGCCTTCATCATCGGCGACATGACCGGTATCGGTAAGGGAAGACAGGCTGCTTCGCTTATCAGATATGCCAAGAAGCAGGGTCAGGTTCCTGTATATTTCACCAAGACCGCAGGATTGCTGAGTGATGTATATCGTGACTTGGTGGATATTGGTAGCCCAGAATTGAGACCATTTGTATTCGGTAGTGCCAAGGAAGCTGCCATTACCGACTCAGACGGAAACGTAGTATTCGCTTTACCATCGAAGAGCGAGGTGAAGCGAGTACTTGATTACATTGAAAAGAACGGCAAACTTCCAGACGAATATGACTATGTATTGACTACTTACAGCCAAGTAAGCAATGGTGTTTACGAGTTTGACGAGAATGGTGTCAGAAAAGAGAAAAAGCTTGCGAAGGGTAAATCTTTCGGCGCTGCTGCCCTTAGCGGACAAAGAAGACGTGATGCCATCGAAAAACTGATGGGTAACGCCTATCTTATCCTTGATGAAAGTCACACGGCTGGTGGAAATAGCGGTCAGGGTAACTACTTCCAACACATTATTCAGAAGGCAAAGAATGTTACCTTCTTCTCTGCTACCTTTGCCAAGCGACCAGACAATATGCCTATCTACGCTTTGCGTACTGCCATGAACGAGGGCGGTATGAAATCATCCGATTTGATTGATGCGGTGAAGCGTGGTGGCGCCACCTTGCAGGAGATCATGAGCCAGACCTTGACACAATGCGGTCAGATGATTCGCCGTGAGCGAGATATGACTGGCGTAACCATTGACTGGAAGGCTATTGATGATCCTGAGCGAGTACAAGAGCAGCGAGAACAATATGATAGTATCATCGGTTTGTTTAATGATATTATCAATTTCCAGAAGAAATATGTTTCAAGTTACGTTGATGAGCGTAATGAGGAGTTGGCTGCCATCCAATCTACCATGGGTATCAAGAAGGGTACTGCTGCCCTTGGTATCAAGAACCAGCCTTTCGCAAGCAAGGCATTCAATACCGTTCAGCAGGTGCTACTCTCCCTGAAAGCAAAGTCTGCTGCAGAACGTGCCATCGACTATTTGAAGCAGGGAATGAAGCCTGTGATTGCGTTGAACAATACCAACGAATCGCAGACCGGCAACTTCGCAATTGGCGAGGAAATGGACGCACCAGACTTGGGCACATCCTTGAAGAAGGGTTTGGAGGGTACACTTCGCTATACCCAGAAGGATGCAAAGGATAATAGCGAAAGCGGCTACATCAAGCTTTCTGATTTGGGCGATGAGGCAGTTGAGGCTTATCACGAACTGGAGAAGAAGATTGAGCAGACAAGTACCGGTCTTTCACTCTCCCCTATTGATGTTATCAAGAACGAGCTGCAGAAGGCAGGTTATAAGGTTGGCGAGCTGACCGGTAGGCAGACCGAGTTCGTTTATAACGACAACGGAACTGTTACCAAGGTTAAGCGTGCTGATACAGACAAGAAGAAACTCGCGCGCGACTTTAACGATGGCAAGATTGATGCGCTTATTCTCAACAAGAGTGCAGCAACCGGTATTTCCCTTCATGCTTCGAGCAAGTATAAGGACCAGAAGAAGCGTGTGATGATCGTGGCGCAGCAGCAGCTTGATGTAAACGATGAGGTACAGATGCGTGGACGTATCGACCGAACGGGTCAGGTGGCTAGAGGTGCATACGAGTATGTGGTTTCTCTGATTCCTGCCGAGCAGCGACTGCTGATGATGTTCAAGGCTAAGTTGAAGTCGCTTGATGCCAATACTACTTCTTCGCAGAAGAGCAAGTTCAATGAAATGGAAGTTGCCGATATTACCAACAAGTATGGTGATAAGGTGGTTAAGGAATATATGGCTGAGCATCTTGACCTTTATGCTCGTATGGCAGACCCATTCGGATGGGAAAAGAGCCTTGGAGAAGATTTGTCACGCATCGACCCACAGAGACTTGTAGCCGAGGGCGGTGGTGTCGGTGATGGTGAGGCTGGTGCCGATGCAAGCAAGTTGCTGGGACGTATGGCTTTGCTGAGAGTAAGCGAGCAGGAGAAGATGTTGCAGGAGATTGGTGAGCTTTATGCCAACGAGATTCAGCGCCTCAACGAAATGGGTGAGAACGACCTGGAGATTACCGAGCTACCATTGAAGGCTAAGACTATCCGCAAAGAAGTATGGAAGCAGGGCGCAGAGCCAGGCGGCGACAACGCCTTTGCCGACAATACCTATATAGAAAAGGTGAACATGGCTATCTTGAAGAAACCTATGAAGGCTGCTGAGGTGAAGGCTTCGCAGGAAGGCTTGACTGGCGGCAAGACTTGGGAGGAGTACAAGACCGAGAAGAAGACTGCCGTGAAGGAGTACTTCGACCAGAAGATTGCGGACGAGACTCAGAGGTATGAGGAGCGTGCGGTGAAGGTTGCTACCAAGGCTAAGGAGAAGTATATCAAGGATGCTAAGAAGGGTCAGAAGGATTCGGGTATGAGCGATGAGCAGATTGAGAAGATGGCTGGCTATCAGTATGACAACATCTACAAGCAGGAGAAAGATAAGCTGAACGATGTGGTGAAGAACCTGAAAGCTAAGGCTGAAATGTTTGAGCGAGTGCTTGATACCTTCGATACTAACAGCGCTTTCGTTCTGCCTGCAGATATGAACAATCCTAACGAACTGAGCGGATTCGGAAACAGTTACGGAAGGCTCATTGATATTAAGATTACGGATAACTTCTCGCCTAACGCCTCTACCGTATCTTTCGCTACCTTGGATGGAAGACGAAAGATTACCTTCCCTATCGCTGGCAAGGTTGGCTCAGGTGAAGGCAAGGTAGATGTTATCGGTTCTATAGACCGTATGACCAAACAGGCTGCCGGTATGGGCGATAACCATATCAAGGTATTGAACCAAGACCTTAATAATTGGGATAGACTGACCAGCAACGAGAGCCGCAAGGATGGCTATATCGTGACCGGTAATCTGATGCAGGCGCTGGTTGACAGCAAGGATCAGGGCTTGGGCGGTCAGCTGGTGAAATATACTACTGATACGGGCGAGGTGAAGACTGGTATCTTGATGCCGGACCGATTCGACCCTAAGGGCTTGACTACGGATGCGCCTATCAATAGCGTGTCTGAGAAGTTTGAACTTTCATCATGGCACGGCGGTATTGACGAGGTTACTTCATCGGATGGTGAAGTGAAGGTGAAACGCATAGACAACAATCGTGGCAACTTCTACGAACTTCGTGTACCGAAGAGCAAGGCAAAGGGCGGCAAGTACTTCTTGGATAATGACTTGCTGAAACTGGTTAATGGCAATAACTTCGAGACAAGAGGTAACAATATGCTTGCTGAGTTTAAGCCTGAGCAGTTGAAGCCAGTATTGGATAGACTCTCGAAGATGGGCGTGAAGGTGCAGGAAGAGCGCAAGACTTCTGAGGATGAAGGCACCCACTTCCGTGAGGACCGAGGCTTGCAGTATTCTAAAACAGATACAAAAGATGTTAAGAAAGGTAGAATCATTCCCGAAGATGTAGATAAAACCGTATCTTCGCAGATTGAAAAGAAGTTTGATGATGAGATTAATCGCCTGTTCACTCATGTGACTCCTAATATAAGAAGATGGGCGAATGCTGCCATCGACTTATATTCAAAAGACCAGACACTGAATAGTTGGGAAGTAGATGAAAACAAAAACGTTACACTATCAGAAGGTCTTAACACTGTTATTGACGATTTAACAAAGAAGATTAATGAGTATGAAACAAAGTATGGAATCAGAAAAGATGCCAACATCGGAGAGCTTGTTAACTCCATCCTCAGAAAAATCAATTCTGGAGGAAGTGGTAGTGGACGCAATTCCTCAGATAAAGGACAACAAGAAGGAACTGGAGGAGGAAGTAAGACTCTGCCGGGAGGAAGTGGAGAAAGAAGAGCGCTTGATGTTCTCAACGACTACAAAGCACTCTCTATCAGAAGAGCCGCAGCAGAAAGGGCTAAGGCGTATATTCTCGCAAGGTCGAAATCTCTTCAGGAAACTTATGGGCTAAAGAGGGATGAGCCTGTTTCTTACGAAACGATTGACAGAATCTTCAACGACTACAATTCTGACCCAGAAGTAAAGGAACTCTATGACAGTATCGTAAACAGCTTGCGAAGCCTTGGAACAGAGTTCTATGTGGGTAGCATTGAACTGGCAAGAACCAAGGGCTACTACAAACACTCGGAGAATTTCATCAAGCTGAATGTTGACAGACTCAGCGCAGCTGGTTATACAAAACAGAATCTTGCATCTACTCTTTGCCACGAAATGCTGCATCCTCTTACTTCTGACATTATTGCCATGTATCAGAAGGGGCATACAGACAAGCTTTCTCCTTCGCAGGTTGAGGCTGCCAAGGATGCGGTTGACATCTACAATGAGTTGATCAAGATGCAGAAAGACGGCAAGATTGGAGACTACTACGGATTGGAGAATCCTAGAGAAATGATTACCGAACTTGCTTCACCTGAGTGGCGTAGTGCTTTGAGAAAGATGCCTGCTGCCAAGAAGTGGTATCAGAAGTTGATAAATGCTATCTGCCGAATGATTGGCAAAGACCCTAAATATAACAAGCTTGGTGAAATGGAAAGAACTCTTACCAAGCTTCTTGACAACTTCGGAAAGGAGCAGTTTGACTTTGCTTCTCAGAATGAGAATGAACTTTTCGGTAGCGAGCCGCAAGGAAGTAAGGTTACTGACCCAGAGGAAATCAAGCGTCTGGAAGAGGAACCTAAGATTAAGGTATATCGTGCCATGCAGGTGATTGACGGAAAGCTTTATCCTCCTATGGCTGCATACGCCGATGGCAAGCTGGTTGAGGCTAACGAGCTTGGCAAGTGGATTCAGGCGGACGAAATGCCGGATTCCAAGAATACCGTTTATAAATATAAAGGTACAACGACCACCATACCGAAAGATAGAGCTACAAAGGGTGAAGATGGCATTTGGCGTGATTCCAAGAATGGCGCAGAGCTTGCCGTTGGAGAAGACGGAAATCCAACTTGGTATTTCAAGCTGCAAAAGGGTAAGGGCGCAACAGGAAAGAAACTTACTGATGTTCCTGCTGCATATAACCCATACTGGCATACTTCTTACTCTCCATTGAACGACCAGTTTAAATCTGCTTGGATTCGCCCGAACGTTGTTGTAGTGGAATGTGAAGTTCCAGCAGGCGAATTAACTAGCGGCTATCGTGCAGAACACGCCAAAGATTCTGTGGGTATGACACCGTGGACTAGCGGAGTTGTAACCAAGCAACTTGTAGCTAAAGGTCATGAGGGCAGAAAGGTGATGCTCTCCCGTTGGTGCAAGCCAGTGAGAATTGTGCCAGATGAGGAGGTTGCAGCCAAGATTAAGGATTTCATCGGTGACTATGATGTTGAGATTCCTGAGAATGTGGTTACTCCTAGACAGAAGGTTGAGCTTGAAAAGCTTGGCGTGAAGATTGGAGCACCAGAGAAGGGAATGAACAAAAACGAGCAAATCGCCGAAGCCATTAAGTTAGGTTTGCAGGTTGACAATACCGTTCTTTCTGAGGATGGCACCAAGTTCCGCACAGATAACGGCGAAAGCAGCTACCCTACTTCATCGGTTGAGAGCCATGTGGAGAAGGTGGCTCAGAAGACAGGCGCAAAGGTGAACATGGTTTCATCAGTTGATGAAATCGCCAACAAGGCGGCTAAAGCTGCTATTGAGGAAGGTAGAAAGATTACTGGCTGGTATGACGAGAAGACTGGCGAGGTACATCTTTACATGCCTAATATCCACGACAGATATACTGCCGAGAAGACCATCTGGCATGAGGTAGTAGGACACAAGGGAATGAGAGAGTTGTTTGGTGATGAACGATTCGACAAGTTCCTTCGTGATGTATGGTACGACTTGGATAAGCCTGAGAATGCGGCTTTGAAGAAACTGGTGGATGAGGAGAGAAAGTACAATCCTCTGAACATCTACGATGCCATTGAGGAAGGTATCGCCCGACTCGCCGAGGATGGCAAGGGTGAACCGGGCTTCTGGAATGGTATCAAGAATAAGGTATCTGATTTCCTTCATGAAATCGGTTATCGTATTGCTCCTAATACTAAAGATGTGAAGTATCTGCTCTGGTTGAGTAAGAACTTGCAGAAGAATCCGAATGATCCTTATTGGAAGATGAGAGCCGAGGCGGTGAAATACCGTCTCGACCATGAGCGTATTCCTGCTGTTGTGGCGCACGATGGTATGTTCTACGGCAACGATGGCAAGGTTCGCAGTATGGACAGTCTTACCAAGAGCGAGTGGGATGAGGCTACAGACGGACAGATTCACTTCCGCACTACTCCATCTGCCGGCACGGCACTTGACAGATACCACCGTTCACTTGATGAACATGGCTATATGTTCACCGAGAGCTATATGGACAATATGCTTTCGCTGAAGAAACTGATGAATGCGATTGTGCCAGATAAGAAGATTGAGGATATTGCTTCTTCTGAGAATCCTTATATACTGCAGAACACCATGCAGGGTGCGATGAGTGATGCGGCTCAGATGTTTGAGCGCAACGTAATGAAGCCTCTGGATAAGGCGATGGCTGACGTACTGGATGCTTTCGATGGCAAGAAGGACGATGAAAAGATTAGAAACTTCAATCTCTACATGATTACCAAGCACGGCTTGGAGCGAAACCGTATCTTGTATGTGCGTGATGCCTTGAAGTATATGCGCATGAACGAGAAGACCAAGAAGCTAGCTGATACTGTGGAGTTCGATTGGAACAACGAGAAAGCTACCCTTGACGAGAAATTGGAGCGTGGAGACATCGACTTGAAGACTTATTATGAGCGCATGGACGATTTCATCCGTACCTACGTGGATAGTGACAATAAGTTTGATGCTGGCGAACATGACTATTCGGGTATTCACGCTATACAGGAAGTGGCTAAGTCTTCTGATCCTTACGATGATGCTGAGGCTATCGCTAGCGTGATGGATTCAGAAGCAAAGATGGAGAATATCAAGAAGGGAGCTGTGAAGGACTATTGGGATAAGGTGAAGGCTGCTACCCAGTATTCTATTGATACTGACTACAAGAATGGTCTTATCAGCAGAGAACTTTACGGTTATGTGTCTGATATGTTCAACTGGTATGTGCCTTTGAGAAAGTATGATGAGGCTACTGCAGAAGATACTTATGGCTACATTACTGAGCAGGGCGACCCGAAGAGCTATATCGGAAGCACGATCATGAGAGCGAGAGGGCACAAGTATCTGAGTGAGACAAACGTGCTGGCGCAGATTGGTGCAATGGGTAACAGAGCTATCAAGAATGGTGGTATGAACGCTATCCGTCAGGCATTTGCAAGATTCGTAAGAAACAACTCGAACAATAATCTTGTGACGGAGACTAGGGTTTGGTACGCCGATGACCCTATCACTCACACCACCGTGGAGCGTTATCCAGACATTCCCGAGGACGCTACGGCTGATGAAATAAATCAGATAGTAGCAGACTTCAATATGGAAATGAAGGATTTGGAATCAAAGGGATTGGCGACAAAGGTTTATCGAAGAGGAAGAATCGGCTATAAGTTCCAAAGAGCAGAGAACAAATCGCAGCATATCGTGGACGTGAAGATTGCCGGAAGAACACATACATTTATTATTAACGGAAATCCTAGAGCAGCGCAGGCGCTGAATGGGTTGCTGGAGAACTCGGGTGCCAAGGGAATCATGAAACCATTGAGTTCTATTTCAAGAATGATGGCGCAGTTGTGTACATCATATAACCCTGAGTTCGTGATGCGAAACATTATGCGTGATGCTGAGTTTGCATCGAGCAACGTTACTTCTAAGGAAGGTGCAAGATATGGTGCGCTCTGGGCGAAGTACTATGCGCAGTTGGGCTTGTATAAGGGTGCATCGAATATCAGCTTCAAGGATTTGAGCGGAACTACTGGCTTGGGCTTATTTGCCAAGTACCGTAACGGAACACTTGATATGAGTGACAAGGTTCAGCGATATTTCAAGGAGTTCATGGAGAACGGCGGCGAAACCGGTTGGGTGCAGATCAAGAACATGCAGGACTGGACCAAGGAGTACAAAAAAGATGTGAAAAGCGAAAGAAGCAAGATTGACAAGGGCGGCGCTGCCCTTCGTGACTTCTTCTTCGGAAATCTGGTGAACATCAATGAGGTGGCTGAGAATATCGCCCGATTCGCAACCTACTGTGCGAGCCGAGACAGTAACCGTTCTATCATCCGTTCGGTCTATGATGCGAAGGAGGTATCTACCAACTTCAACCGCCATGGAAGCGGTGACGCCATCAAGAGTTTCAAGAACGGAGAAATGACTGGCGGCAAGGCGGCTGCAAGATGGGCTTACGGATTTACTGCTAGCTATCTGAGACATTGTTCTATGTTCTTCAATGCCGGTATTCAGAGTACAAATCTTCTTGTGAAGAACTTGAAGAATCATCCTGTGGGTACTTCTATCAATATGCTTGCCATTCCTTTTGCCCTCGGTGCGTTGGCTGCACTTGGTAACAATGTGCTGATTGCGAGTGAGGACGAGAAGGACAGAAAGGGAGTTAAGGACCCATACGGCGAGCTGCCTGACTACGTGAGAAGAAACAATCTCTGCATCTACAAGGGCGGTGGCGAATTCGTGACGATTCCGCTTGCCATCGAGTTGAGAGCCTTCTATGGTCTGGGTGACTTGGCGGCTGGCTTGACCTTCTCGCCAAACGTGAGCGGACAGAAGAATCCTGTCTTGGATGCCGTGGGCTGTATGTCGCAGCTTGTGCCGGTGATGGACTATCTCGGCAACTCTTCGGCTGGCAAGGAGCCATTGAATGAGACGATCAAGGCTATCTCTCCTTCTGCCCTGTCTCCTTTCGTGGAATGGGAGTTGAATACCGACTGGAAGGGTGCGCCGATTGAAAGACGTGGTGACTGGAATGAAAATTCCCCTGCTTGGCAGAGAGCCTACAAGGGCACGCCTGACGGATATATGGCTGTAAATAAATGGGTGAATGCCCAGACCAACGATGTAGCCAAGGGTAATGAGGATATGCTGGGTAATAGTTTCCTGGATATGGTGACGAATCCTAGCATGCTGAATCATTACATCGGTGGTATAGGTGGTGGCGCCTCTACCTTTACTGAGCGACTTATCGGTGTTGTCAAGCACGGAAGCGACACGGAAACCAAGGATATTCCTTTCCTTCGCTCTCTTCTCTATACGCCTAACGAGCAGAGCAGTTTGCAGCGAACCAAGAGCAAGTGGTACAACTACAAGGACGAAATGGAGAAGACTATGGCGAACGTGGACCGCCTGAAATCGAAGAACGTTCCGCTGGATAAGAGAATTACGAATATCGGTGAGTATTATCAATTCCAGAACTCCAAGGAGGCTGCCAAGGTGAGAGTAATCGAGCTGGCAGAGAAACAGATGAAGCGATGGAAGAAGATGAGGGATAAGGCTAGCGATACCGAGAGCATCAACTTCGCTAATCAGAATATTGATAGGATCATGATGGATGCGGTGGATGATTTGGATAAGTTGAATTAAAAGCAAAGGAGCGGGCTTAATGCTCGCTCCTATCTTTTACACTATAGCAAATTAAAGCATTTTTACTACATGGAAAATAACGTCATAGATAGCCCAAGAACTTAGTAGGGTAATCAATACTCTATATTGGTTCTTTTCGCCAAGAAAATGATATATAAGCAATGCTATTGGTATGATAAAAATCATATCTAAAAAAACAACTAAAGACTCAGCAAGTCTATGAACAAAAGGTGATGGGTGATAAAGACCATCACCGACAGCTGATGCCTCATCATAGACGTTGTTAGTATTACTGAAGTATCTCAGAACAAAACATCCCAAGAAAACATAAAAACTTAAAAGCCATTTCTTCATATCGCTAAATTGTTAATTCGTTAATTTTCGTGCAAAAATACTAAAAATATTAATAGGGTGTATCTCTAAAGTGCAACTTTCTTTATAGTTTAGACAAAAACAAAATAAGGTGAGCTCCTGCCCACCTTATTATATTATATAGCCTTCAATAACTCTTCAAACTTATCATCGTACCATCGTGGCTGCGTCTCACTCTGGTTCTTTGGAGATACCTGGTTCTCTCCATAAGACTTACCCTTCTCGGTAATCACCTTGAACTTGTGAATCTTTGTAGTTCCCTGGCGGGTCTCCTCTTTCAAGAAGCCAAGCTTAACCATCTGCTGGTTGAACTTCAATGCCGACATCTTGGAGCCGAAGCGTTTGAGAAGTTCAGATGCCGAGTGCATCACGCCCTTGCTGGCTACGTAGTCTGGAGAAGGCAAGCCAAGAGGTTCTGCTACCTTTTGCATCAGAGCAAGAGTTGATGAATCGCTAAGGTTAAGGATTCGCTTGCAGCCTTCCACCCACATCATACCTGCCTCTACTCTATCCTTTATTACATTCGTGACAGAATAGCATCCTGTGCGACGGATAGACTTCAAGATTTCTTTCACTCCCTTCTTGAACTGCTTAGCCTGTGGCTTGCGGCTCTGCATCAAAACCTCATAAAGACCATCCTCGGTGAGGAACCAAGTCTCACCCTGACGCCCTAAGTTGAACTTAGACCGTTCATCCTCATCAACTCTTGTGATCATGTCGGAAACATTCGAAAGTTCCAACCACTCTGCAACATCGTTTGCCTTAAACAATGGGTTCTCGGCGTTACCATACACATCAATCTCCTTGCCAAGGAAAGTTGACTTGCTAATCAAACTGATTTCGTTCATAATAATCTATTTTAAAATTCTACTTCCAATGAAAGGGCATAAGAAATGCCCCATCCGCTAGTGTGAGAGGTGCAGACAGGGCATTATATATTGTATGATAAAATCCATTGATTCTGTGTCTGTTTGTGCCTCTCACCTCACGAACTTACGAGTGCAAAGATAGTACGATTTTTCGGAATAAGCGCAATTTTAAAAGTTAAGAAATCCGTATAGCGTAAACCTGTCAACAACAGTTCGACGACAGTTCTACGTATTATATCTGAAATCCCCTTTGTTTATCGGTACTTCACATCATTTAACTATTTTCGAGAATTGATATTTTAGTCGTGGTACGACTGGACTTATGGCATGAGCAGCAGATTACTCAGTATATCTTACTGGCACTCAGAAAATTACCTCGCTGAAAATAATATTTGAGCATAGTTAGGCAGGGTGCTAGCTTCTTCGTAACTTTGCACCAAGTTCAATAGTGAACGAAACGATTAATCTATCATTTATTATGTCAGAATCTAAGACATACATCTTTGGTGAAAACCAAAACGGAGGTTCAAACGGAATGCTTGGACTTCTTGCTCCTCTGCTCCAGAAGCAGGGTGTGGATCCAAATGTGCTTCTCGCCATGAAGGGTAATAACGGAATGTGCGGTGAAGGCGGCTGGTTCATGTGGGTTATCTTCCTCTTCTTCCTTATGGGTTGGGGTGGCAATGGCTGGGGCGGCTTCGGCGGCAACGGTCGTGGCGGTATCGCTAACGAGATTAACAATGACTACGGTCGTAGCCTCTTGATGGATGCCATCGGCGGTAATCGTAACGCACTCAGTAATCTCGCTACTCAGCTCAACTGTACTGAAGGTCAGATTCAGAATGCCATTTCTGCCTTGACTTCACAGGTTCAGAGTGTAGGTAATCAGGTTGGTATGAGCGGTATGCAGACCATCAATGCTTTGCAGCAGGGTAACATGCAGATTGCTCAGCAGATTGCAAACTGCTGCTGCGAGAACCGATTGGCTATCTGTCAGCAGACTGGAACTTTGCAGAATGCCATCAACAACGTGGCTGTAGGTCAGGAGCGTGGCTTCTCTAACGTGGCTTACGAGACTCAGCGCCAGACTTGCGACTTGCACAACGCCATCAAGGATGCAACAGCAGAATTGAAGGCTGGTCAAACCGCCGCTGAGTTTAGGGATATGCAGGACAAAATCGACCATCTCAGAGAAGAGAATGGCAACTATAAGAGTTCTGCAATGATGAGCCAGATTGTTGGTCAGTCACTCGCACCAGTAAACGCTGCTTTGGCTGGTTTACAGAGTGAAGTCAACGCAATCAAATGTGCACAGCCGAATACGGTAACAGTACCATACCAGCCATTCCAGGCGGTTCCTAACTGCGTGGCTTATCAGGCAGGTTTGTACGGACTGAATGCTGCTAACAATGCAGGATTCTGGGGTTAAAGAAAGGAGGCTGCTATGTTATGGTTAAGACCTTTTTCTTGGGTGAATCGTAACGGTTCGGCGGCTATCGCTTCTACTGGCGTGAAGGTGAATACTGCCAATGTGGTGTTCACCTTTAAAAACCACGCCTTCGTGAATGCCAACTACAGGGGAACGATTTTCGTGAATCTGATGCAGGCTATTCCGACTGGAACGACTGGTACGCTGCCTATCCTTTTCGAGACCAATGGCGCGACCCAAGCTGTAACCAAATTCAATGGTGATGCTTTGACGGCTGCAGACGTGCCGGGAACTGGAGTCGTTCAGCTCTGGTTCGAGCGAGATACTAACACCCTTCAGCTGATGACGGGTATTGTTTAACAAACAGAATAGATAATAGGAGATTACATTATGTTTCAAGGTTTAAGAACAAATTCTTTATTCTATGTGCTCGACAAGGGCGAGAACCCGAACTTGAAGATCGGTCAGGTTGTTTCGGTGAGCAACCCTCAGACGAAATACCCTACCTTTAACAACGGCTTCACGCCTCAGCCTATGGAAACTGTGGTTGATGTGAAGGTGAAGCTGAACGATGAGGAGGTGGATTTCAAACAGTTACCTGCTAACGGACAGATAGCGAACGACAAGAATCTTGTAGTAAGCGATAGCAAGGAAGCCATGAGTGCAGAAGTCGATGCAATGCTGAGACAATCCAAGGCGATACTGGAGAGCGTAGATTACCATAAGAGAGTCGTTAAATCTTGTGAGGGAATGCTACTGCAACTCAACCCCCAAATAGCCAAGGAGAAGGAACAGGCTGAGAAGATTTCCAAGCTGGAAGGCAAGGTTTCTGGCATGGAGGGCAAGCTTGACAGGATGATGGGATTGCTCGAACAGGTGGCAAGCAAGTAATCTCCTACCCTATCTATTCACTTTTAAAATCTTATGATTATGATAATGGTTGAGATTACAGAAGACAAGTTTGATGGCTTGTATGAGAACGTGGAGAAGGGCTTGCGCTACTTGGATAAGGCGATGAACTGCCTGGGCGAAATGAAGCGTGATGGCAGACGTGACCGATACGGCGAGCGCAACCGCATGCCCGATTATAGAGGTCGTGGAGGCAGAAGTGGTATGCGAGAGCATGAGGAGTACGACGACATACGCCAACGTGAAGACCGTGGACGTGATTACAGAAGTGATTACGGAGAAGATTACTAACTAGTTTGGGGTGTGCTCAAAAGTGGGCATACCCCTTTCTTAAATTGATTGAGATTATGGGAAGAAAATACAGACAATCATTGAATGCCTACGATTATCAGCCGGAAGAAATGAAGGCTTATCTTCGCTACAATGGCTGGCACTTCAATAAGAAGATGTGTGAGTGGGCTATCAAGCAGATGCGGAAGAATGGAAAACCTATCCGCATCATGAGTAAGGATGATATTGATGAAATCCTGAAGAAGAACAATATCGTGCTGGAGAATAATGTGGGCTACGATGCAGTTTACATAGCACACATGTGCCTGGCTGATTTCTACGGTTCATCCATCACAGAGGAGAAGCAGATGGCTCAGTTCATCAAAGACTACGTGGATGATGAGGATCAGCAGGACGGTTTCATTTTCAATAGATTTTATGCAGATACATCATTCAATGGCATAGGCATTCCTTGGGAAGACATTTTGTAAAATATGACAGAGCAGGAGATTTACATAGATAGATACGACTGGACCGTACACGTAATGTACGATGTTCACTCAAAGGATGCCATGAAGGTAAGAAGGCATCTTCGGGATTTGGGGTGCAGCGGCATTCCTCTCGAAGATGCCTGTAATCTCGTGCTCGAAGGTGAACCAAACAAAGGGATAACCTATTCTAACGTTGATATTCGCAAATCGGTGGTTGTTATTGGTTGGACCACTTCTAAAGCGGAATGTATGAATAGCCTCAGTCACGAAATGCTGCATGTAGTTCAGCATATATCTGAGGTGTTTATGATAAATATGTATGAGGAGGAGGCTTGCTATTTGCTTGGTGGGTTGGTGCAGGCTTGCATAAGAAAAGAGGGTGTGTCATAAGTCTATGGCGCACCCTCTTCTTCTTTTATCTTTATGTTTTACTCCCCATACTTTGGCTCCTCATACACCAAGTTATGCCCATCTACGTAAGCCTTGGCTTCTGCGTATGTGTCAAACTCTACTGCGGTGGCATTCACTGATGGGAATACCTCAGCATTGTCACCTTCCTCTGTGAGAGGGAACACCATCTTAGTTTCCTCGTGTACTACCTTATACTTCTTTGTTAACTTATTCATATCTTATTTCATTTCTTTAATGTTAAACTTATGATACCCTTATGCAGGAGTGATTGAGACGGTGTAACCCTTTCTCTGCAATGTTTGTACAGCTGCATCAGATGCAGAGGTGCGAGTGCCAGTTGCAGTAATTGTTTTATAGTATATAAGGTCACTAGTTGAGATAGCTGCCTGGCAAGCGGCTTGGTCTTGAAGCATCTTATCTATATTGCTAATAGTAGGAGAACCATCTATCGCTAATATCTTTGAAGAAGATAGTCGTGTCCCCCAAGTTAATTTTGCAAATCTACTTAATGATGCAAATCTACATTGTGCAGGAATAGTGGCAAGGTCTCCATATAAGTCACTAAATATAATTTTGAACCTTTCTAATTTTGAAAGTGCTTTTAAACTAGAAATATCTCCGACAATCTTATCTCTGCTACTTAATTCAAAGTAAGTCAGATTAGTTAAAGCACCTAGTGAAGCTATATCTCCTGAAAGTTGTGTGTTAGTCATACTAAAGGAAGACAATGCCGTAAGGTCTTTTAACGAAGAAATATCCCCATATAATTTAGAATTATTAGCATTTATTGAAGACAATGCCGTAAGGTCTTTTAACGAAGAAATATCCCCATAAGAACTAGATAATAATACCATCGTCTTTAAGTCTTTAGAAAATTTCAAATCACTAATATCTGTAGCAACATTCTGCAACCATTTAATATTATACTTTGGGCTAACAGAAATTACATGCTCTCCAGTAGATGGAAATATCTCCATAGCTGAATTTACTGTGAGTTCAGTTCCAATACTGTCATTACTACTCTTACTGGCACGAAAATATCCCGTTTCCATTTTAAGTGTTACTGGCTTATCTGTTGAACCATCAACACGAATATAGTCTCCGATGTTACCAATACTTGTTAAATTTGATGTTACTTTTATCTCTCCAAGTTTCAGCAAAGATGGGTTGTTAACACTCCCTGCTAATTTTGTTACTAAACAATTTCCCATAATTCAAATATTTTATATATTATACTTATAATTACTATCTAAAAAATTAATTCTGTTCACAAGCCATCTTTTTACACGACCTATAGAATTATAAAATCCCATAATGTTTACTGGACCATGTTCATAAATGGTTGATGTTGGAGGAATACCCGTAATAGTCTTTGTTGCTTTAAAACTCCACTTATAGTAGATGCAGGTATCACCTTCATTGTAAGTTTTTTCGTTGACATAAGTATCATTTTGATTTGCCCAACCTACAATTTCCCAACCATCATTCAAGTTACCAGCTCTATAAGATGGGGTTTCCTTGTAAATTGACAAATCTTCCTTTAAGTTGTCATATCCAATTCTGTTAAGCCAAGATTCCAACAAGCCTACAATATTATTTACTGTAAACACGCCAGCATCCCTTAACTCTTTGTACCTTTCTTTTATTTCTGTTTCATATAATTGTGAAAGATAGTAGGTTGGTAAATCTGCGGACAATCCAAGAATTGTCTGTTGGTCACTATTCTTTATAATGTAAGCACCAGTGGCAGCATTAAGACCAAATATAGAGTCTTCATCATATATGTTTGGATTCCATTTTTGTCCATCAAGAGTGCCCCATATCCAGTTTTTGTTGAATCCGTCAGCATTATATGTAACTTGGCTCTGCAAGAAGTAATCAATAAAGAAAGGTACATTGAAATACTTTTCAAAAGTTTCTTTATTATTATTAGTCTTCAAGTCAGCCATTGCTCCTGATAGGCGAATAATGTAGTCCTTTACTTTTTTACTTGATGAATCTGTATCAGAAAGTTCATTTGGGTTGTCACCATCATATTTATCCCCATTAATATCCAATAATGACTTTGGATTTCTGATTTCAAACTTAGTCCAATTAACAGTACCACCAAACAAACTGGAAGAATTGATTTCTCCATCCAAAATTATGTTCTCCGCCTTTTTCTTATCTACATTGTAAACCTCTCTACTCTTCTTCAAGTTCCAAGCATAAACTCCCATGACAGTTTCTTCCTTTGTAGATGAATTTACCCAAATGATTCTTATAGGGAATCCGTCAGGATGTGACTTGGAGCAATTATCGAAATCCTTTGAAATACTACCTGTTCCATTTTCAACACTATTATTTGTATTCAAATAATCCCAAGGTCTTCTTTCTCCATAAGGACGAGTCATATACATCTGCTCAATAAGATGATACCCTACTATACACTGACCTCTAAAAGCATCAATGTAGTACTTCTTTAGATGAAAGCTGTCTTGTGCAGGGAAATCACCAAATTTGATTTTTGATTCATCGTTAATATCTATAGCCATATTCTTGACATAATATGACATAGATGAAGAACCTTGTGCATTCAATATTACTGGCTTGCGGAAATAGTTTCCATCCTTGTCATTATACTCGATTTCTGCTTCAATATCATCCTGCTTTGTAGTAGGCAACTTTGGAGCATAAAGTCTTACTTGTGCAGCAGCTCTAGGGATAGGAAGTTCAATATAGCTATCCTTGCTGAAATCAGATGGATTCTCCATCTTGATACCAGCAGACTTAAAAGCTTCATTAACCTCTTTGGCTGCATCATCTGACAAGTTGATGTGATTGGTAGAAATCTTATGTTCGTGACGAGTACCTTCTGAATCTCTATATCCGAGAATCTTATCTTCTGCATCTGTAGTAATCTCAGTTCTTCCCTCTGGGTCTTCAATATGAGAAAACTCTTCTGGGATGGTTTCAGACTTGGCATTATGAATATAGTGACTACCATCAGGATTTGTTGTAGAAAGAATCTTTCCTTCTGCATCTTTCTCTACTGCAAGATACTCAGGAATCTCCTGTAAAGAAAAAACATCAAGGAGTTCTTTGAGATTGGTATCTATTGTACCTACCTTCTCCTGCAATGATGTAAGGTCTGATTGAAGTTGAGAGATAACTTGTTTCAATGCATTGACAGCATGGATTTCACCAATGATTTCTCCGTCTCTTCTGATTCCAAGAACTACTTTATCGTCAGTAGTAACCCAAGCAGCAAAGTATTCCTCGTTCTGAATAACGTGATACATTTCGTTAAGAGGATAATATGGCTCGCCAGTTGCTCTGTAGAAACCAAATAGAACCTTATCATCAGAATCCGCTATAGCTTTGATGAACTCTTCGTTCTCAATTATTCTAAAGTGCTCCTTTACTTCATCTTCAATGAGAGACTTACCTTCCTCTTTATCAACCTTTCCTTCCTGCAAAGCAGTAATGCTTGCCAGCAGCTCTTCTTTTGCACTATTGATGGCTTCTGTAAGGTCTGTCTTATCCTTCTTGCACTGGTTGATAATCTCCTGTAGCTTTGCTTTAATAGGTGAAGGAATACCCTTGCCCCAATCTACTTCACCATCCAAATTGATGGTAAACAACAGATGGTCATTTGCATCTACAATTACTTTGATGAACTCTGGAGATTCAATTTCACGGAATGGAAGAGCAAACTGGGAGACTACCTTGTCCTTTGATTCGCCGAACTCTTGGACAATGTTCTCCTTGTTGAACTTCTTGTTTGCAAGTTCATCAATGGCACCCTGTGCAGTTACAGAATCAAGACCACTCTCTGTGTTCTCGTATGTTACTGCTGTGGCTTGGCTTGCACCACCACTTACGGAAATGCTCTTGATGGCTTTCTCCATCTGAGTGCTGCGAGTCTGTAACAATGAAATATCACCATCGTTGGCGGTGATTTGCTGCTGCTTATCGTCAATCTGAGACTGGAGGTCAGTGTCCTTCTCTTTCAGTTGCTTGACAGACTTATCTACATCTTGGATCATCTGACTTAAATCATCAGGAAGACCAGTGGCGGCTTGAATGGTTTTGCGAAGCTCTGGATCGAACTTCTCAATGCCAAGCGTATCGTCTGCTACCTTTTCATTTGTGACTGAACCGTCTTTGATTTTTTCCGTAGTTACAGACTCGTTGGCGAAATGCTTGGTCTCCAAGGATGCCTCACGAACTACTCTTCCATCAACCGACTGGTTGCCAAGTTTCGGGTTTGTAATAGCTCTCTCCTCTACCTTCTCTGTGGTTACGGCTCGATCATTGAGCTTCTCGGTGATGATAGCCTTATCCTTAACCTTATCGTAAGTGACTGCCTCAGGAGAAAGCTTGGAGTTATCTACCGACTGGTCGGCGATTTTCTCACTGGTTACATTCTGGTTGGCGATTTTAGAAGTTTCCACAGCACCTTCGGCTAACTTCTCGGTTGTGATATTCTCATCCGCTATCTTCGAAGTCTTGATTGCTCCATCAGGTAGCTTATCCGTAGAAACCGCACCATCAGCGAGCTTCTCGGTCGTAACATTGCCGTCACGAATCTTGTCTTTCGTGATGGCTTGGTCGTTGATGTCGTCTGTTTTCATCATCGGCACCATGCAACCTAATTTTGGATCATCTCTAAATGTAGGCATATTTGATTTCTTTTGGTTCTGATGAAGTGAATATCTGAATCTTTATGGTTTCAGGAATCACCCGAAGACGAAGTTTGAACTCACAGGTGTTCTTGTGGGCACGAATGGGAACCCGAGGCTTCTTGCCATCGCCCCTATCCTGTCTGATTACCAGTTTCCCTGGGCGCTTTAGCTTAATCATCAAGTAGATGTCACGCTGCAAGGTCATCTCCGGGGAGACCCATGCCAGTTCTTCTTCGCTATAATTCGTAGATACATACTCCATGATTTCATTATTTTGATGTTTGACTAACGCCTAGCTGCTGCAAGGCTATCGTGTACATTTGCGTAGCCTTGGTATCATCATAGGCTGAAAGCAATAAGAAGGCGAGATAGTAGATGAAGGCATTCTTCAAGCGGTCTGGGATAGCTACATCTGTAGAATCGGTCGTGCTTACGTTCTTCGGAACGCCAATATAGGAAATGACCGCTTCCGTAGGCTTGGGCTGCAAGAGGATTCTCAGAGGATTCTCACGCATGATAGCCGCCTGTGGTCGGTCGATGGTTCCCTTTGCCGTATCATCAAACATCATGACAGCCTCATCTTGGGTATCTTCTATAGGCACTACTGCCTTGAACCAGCCATTGCCACGAATGCGAGAGATATTGATTACCTCTGTATTGGCATCCATCGTAATGATACCAATGCTTTTCTGAGCATCGTAGTCCTGCACCTGAAGGGTAGCAGAAGAAGTGCCTATCTTCTTGGAATCAACCAATGCAGCAGAGGATGATGCGGTAACGGCAATCCAATGCAGGGCATCGTTGATTTTTGCCTTGATGATGTTATCCATATACAAATCATCCTTCTCATCTGTGATTGATGAGAAGTTGTTGGATTCCTCGTCTATGCACCAACGAACTGCCTTTATGATGTCTTCTACCTTCATTTCACCTTATTATATATGTTACTCCTTGCCGTAATCAGGGAAAACAAGACCAGCCTTGTCTGCATGCTTCATGGCAGTTTCAAGGGTTCTGCAATCCTTATCAAAACGGCTATTTACGTAATTGATAACCTCTTCTGCCGTGCGGATGCCGGTTACCTCCTCCTTCTGAGCTTTCTTTGCAGGCTCATTTACAAGCGCCTCTTCCTGCACAATATCCGCCTCTTCAAGCGTTGTACGAATACAAGTAACCTTTCCGCTCCTTATCAATTCATGGTTATCCAAAAGGTCTTGCGCATATTTGTTGCGAAGAGTAAGCTCTGGGCATTTGCGCATGTAAGTGTTGCCATGAGTAAAGTTGTAGCGCATAGAATTACCGCCAGCACCGGAAATCGTAAGGCTTACATTATTACACAGTTCGTTATATCTATATGTCTTAATCATTATTTTCTATTTTAATAACAAAGGGACAGGGCTATTGACTCCTGCCCCTCTGCGTGATTTTATATATTAAAGATGAAAAAGATGCCTTATGCAGCAACGTCCATGCCGGCATACAAGTTCCACTTAGTACCATCGTACTCGTAAACCTTACCCTTCTCATAGGATGTCTCACCCTTGGTGTAATCCTCTGTTAAAGCCACCTTCATGCCCTTAGCAGCAGTATCAGGGAGAGTCTTCAGAGATATGATGCTGTTCACGATGCCAGTAACACCAAGGTTAGTGATGAATGCCTCTGGACCAACCAAGATAGAGTTGTAGCCACGAAGAGCAATACAATCTGCCTCGATGTGCATGTATCGCTTAGCCTCACGTGGATCGTAGCCATCCTTGCTCATGTCGTTGGTCTTATCCTTGCCCTTCTCCTTCACGTAGTGACGAGCACCCTTCAAGTCCATACCTACCATGCAGTCTTCCATGTGCATCATGTCAAGAGTCTGATCCCAAACGAAATCAATAGTACCGTAGTTGTCAACGTAGCGAGAGAAGGTAATGTCGATTTCCTTGTGAGTAGAAAGAACCTCGGTGCGACCCTTTGGAATCTCAATGTTCATCAGGCGCTTGATTGCGTTCTTGCCACAGAACATATAGATGTGATCAGACTCTGAGAAGTCTGTGAACATCAACATACTGATAGCAGTCAAATCCTCGTACTTGTAAACATCACCGATGCCATACTGGTTAGTCAGCTGATTCAAGATACCCTCTGCGAAGTAGGTGTACTCATCAGCACCATCATTGGTAGTAGAGTGAATACGAGCCTTGGTACCCATCCAATAAGAACGCTCAGCACGCATCTTGTACTTGTTGAGTGCATCTTCCTTCATATCCTTCACGGTATGAGGAATTTTCTTCTTCATGGTCTCGAAGTCTTCGGTGAAGACGATAGAGAATGCTCGCTTCTGGAGATAAACATCAGCAGAACGTGGCTGGTAGTTCTCAGCAGGAACCTTCATCTGAGACTCAGAGAGCGCTGTAGAAGCTGCCAAAATAACTGTACCAACAGGAATGGCTGGGCAAGTCATGTTTTCCAAGAACTCGCAATCGGCATTCTCCTCATTAGCCTTGCCATTGATAGCCTGCAAGGTAACCTCAGTACCTGACTTATTGGCGCTGGTAACAAAGAGAACCAAACGACCTTCACGAACTGTAGTAGAGCCACGCTTGTAACCAGCTACGGTAGGAACGATAGCAGTAGAACCCTCGTAGAATGGCTTCAAAGAGCCTGAGAAGTTGGTCTTGGTAAGCTTGATGGAAGCACCAGTAGCAATAGACTGTGTAACCTCACCGTCCAAGGTCTCACCACCATAGCGTGCGTGCTTCTTCTTGTAGCCAGTACAAGGAACTGTTGTGGTAAACTTCTTGACGATAGAAAGGAGAGGTGTATGATATGGGCGGAACTTGGTCTCACCCGTGTCCCAGTCTTCCTCTTCAAGACCGCCTCGGTCCATCTGTGTAGCAGAAGCCTGCGTACCGGTCAATGACTGACCAGCCGTTTTACCACCAGGGGCAAGCAAGTCGTTCTTATCCTTATCTACCTGCTCATTGGCAGCAGTCTCTTCGGTTGTTGCAGGCTTAGAACCCGGCTCGTTCAAGTCAGGTTCAACATCATCACCAACAGCCATTGCGCCACCGCCTGTAACAACAGCAAGAAGCATCAGAATCATCTTAAAGATGAACTGACGATTAGAAAAATAATTAATTACTTTCTTCATTTTATACTTATATTTATGGATTAATAATCTTGTGTTAACCAATATCATCAAAGAAGCTGGATGCTCTCTTCTTAGTTTTCTTCTTAGCTGGCTCGTTTCCAGCACCCGAACTAGAAAGTGAAGGAGGAATGCCCTCGTTTGCGGAAGAGCGCACCTTATTCTGAATCTTCTCGTTTCTTGCCTGCATAGCCGCCTCGTCTCGGGCAGAGGAAATATCAGAATCGTAGTTGTTGGCATTATGGAGCATCTTCCATACGTCATCTGGGATGTCACCACTCTCTACCTTGTCGTGAATCTCGTAAATCTGCTTCCACATATCGTCCACCTCATCAGGGTAGAGATTCATTAAGCGTTCATAAGACTTTTGCATATTTGCAAAATTTCTATCCGCAGCGGCGTTCTGTTCAGCCACTTCCTCGTTATGCTTGGCGAGAATCTCAGCGAGTTTCTTGCCGCCTTCAGGATCATCAAACAACGTCTTCACGTCAATACCCAAGCGAGCCATCGCATCAAACGGATTGTCATCCGGATTCTTCTCCATATCCATCGCCAAGGCAGCAAGCCACTTGTGCTTATCGAACACCTTAGACAACGCCTTTCCGCTCTCCTCGTATCGTTCGAGTGTATCAGCATCATCATTCATAGCCGCATAACGAGCTTCCTTGTCCTCGAAATCAATGTCGGCATGACGCTTCTTGAATCGGTCGGAGAAAGTCTTACGGTTAGGGCGATCCTCTACCGGGGGAGTCTCTTCCGTAGCCTGTTCGGGTGAAGGAGTCTGCTGTTCTGCTCCACCACCTGCATTCATCTGTTCTAATTCTTCCTTTGTCATATCTTAAACTGTTTGAAACGTTGCCGCAAAGATGCAAAGAAAATGCAATTATATTTCCGTGTTTCCGTGACAATAGGCAAACACACGGAAACACGGCAAAGAAAAAGGGATTTAAGACTATTTTTGCGCCTATAAATTAATAATGTGTAAACAAATATGGTTAAGGCGAAATTATTAACACTTAGCAAGGTGATGCCTCAGCGCAACAGATACGATTCCGTGAAGGCTCGAAAGAAGCGGCAGGAGCACGGAAAGGACTGGGAACTGCTGACCCGATGCAAGAATGCCTGGAGCAATCTGAGTGGCGTGAGGGAGACCCGAGCAAGAACGATGAGATACTGCAACGGAGACCAGTGGGGCGACACCATCAGGGTGTATCATCATGGCTACTGGGAGGAAATGACGGAGCGCACCTATATGGAGCGGCGCAACCAGACCCCTATGAGCAACAACATCATGATCAGTATCTTGGAATCCATCGCAGGACTCTATGTCAAGCAGGGTACGGAGCCAGTATGCTTCGCAAGAGATAATGACTCCCGACAACTGAGCGACATGATGAGTGCTACGATGCAATGCAACTGGCAGACCACCGGTATGCAGGATTTGCTGAATCACCTCATCAAGGACTACTTGCAGGGCGGTCAGATGTTTGTGAGGGAGAGCTGGGAAGACCGAGAACTGGAAATGCCTGATGCTTGGACGGACGCAATGGAACCTGACCACATGTTCTTCGAATGCGGAAGTGACCCAAGACACAATGACGTTTGTCTGATAGGCTGTCTGCATGACGTAAGCAAGGAAGACTTGTATCAGAAGTTTGCCCGCAGAGAATACGGATTGACGGTTAATGACTTGAACAGTATCTTTGACATTCATGATGTAGATGATAGCAGTTATGGCTACGAGTTTAACGAAGAGAAGGCTTTGGAAAATCTCAGCTTCGATTATACCAACAAGGGAAGACACTACGTAAGAGTGATTGAGGTATGGACCACGGAAACCAAACCGAGACTGCAATGCTTCGACCCTATTGCCAAGAACATGAACAATGCTTGGTTCCGTGTGGATTTGGAAGACACGGCAATGATAAACAAGCTGATTCAGGAGAACGAGAAGCGAAAGAAGCAGTATGACGAATACGGTGTGCCGGAAGAAGACCGTGCCTATATCACATCGGAAGATCTTTCAGATAAATACTGGTACTACACCTTCATGGCTCCTGACGGTACGGTTCTTTGCCGTGGTGAATCTCCTTACGATTTCAAGAGTCACCCATACACCATGAAGCTTTATCCTTTCATCAACGGAGAGATTCATCCGTTCATGACCAACGTGATAGATCAGCAGCGCTACATCAACCGCCTGATTGTGATGAACGATATGAGTATCAGAAGCAGCTTCAAGGGATTCAAGATGATTCCTACAACCGTACTGGGTGGAAGGACACCAGAGCAGTTCATGGAAGAGGCAATAGAATACGATGGATGGATATTCTATACGCCAAAGCGCACGATGCCGCAGGTGAAGCCAGAGATTATCACATCGAATGCGGTGAATATCGGAACCAACGAACTCTTGCAGATAGAGCTGAACCTGATACGAGAGGTTACCAACGTGAGCGGAGCTTTGCAGGGCAAGACCCCTTCGGCAGGAACATCAGCTGCAAGATATGCCCAGGAGAGCCAGAACGCTACCACTTCACTCTATACCATCCTATCCGATATGGAAATTTTTACGGAGAAGCTGGCAATGAAAAAGTGCTCAGTTATCCAGCAGTTCTACGAGGACGGAAGAAAGATTTTCAACAAGGACGGTCTGAACACCTACAGTTACGACAGACTATCAGCAAGAGACATTCACTTCAAGATAAGCATCAAGAATGCAGCGGCATCTGCTGCCTACAACACCTTACAGAATGATGACTTGAAGGAGTTGCTGCAAATGGGTGCAATCAACCTGATTCAGTACTTGCAGAACGTGAACAAACCATTTGCCGACAAGCTTCTTGCCAGCGTGCAGAAACAGCAGGCGCAGTTGGAACAGATGTACCAGCAGCAACAGGCGATGGCTCAGCAGCAGGGCGGCGGTCAGGTAGAGAACGGCATCGTACAGGGTGCAGACCAGAACGCAGTGGCTCAGGCTATGAGCATGAACAATCAGTATTATCAAACAGCATAAGTTATGGCCGTAACAGAACAGACAATAACAATAGGGTATGCCGACATCAAGAGCAAGGTGAAGAAGCATTTCTCCATCATCGGAAAAAGACTTTCCGACAAGCAGGGGAATATCCTCTTTACCGGTGTTACCCTATCCTCGACCGAGGAAGACATATTAAATCAGTATGTGAAGGATGCGGCAGAAACATTCGTGGGCAACTTCGCTCCACTGATAGCCGGCTACACGGACAACACCGATGATGTGGTATTCACCTATCAGCGGAACAGAGTGAGCGAAAGCAAGGCGAACGCATTCTGTAGTCTCTTCAAGAGCTATGTGGTAGATTACGTAGCCTATTCTGTGTTATCCATGACCTATGCCGATTCTGCAAGGAAGTATGCAGACGATATGACAAATCATGTGAACTCTGCATTGAAGCTGATCTTCCAGAAGGATGCGCCGGCATCTGTAAGCGGAAACCTGACTGATATGACAGGAGAAGTAATTTTGAACTAAAAAGATAAAGCTATGATTATAAAATTTCAAATTGTAAAGTCGGTGGTGATTGGAGCCGTGAAGAGAGCCACCTACCTGAAGGCAAAGGTGGATAGTGCGGCTGACGAGAAGGCTATCAAGTTGGGATTCAATGAGGCTGCTGGTGATGATGAGGTTCACGAAGCAACGCTCACCCATGATTTTGATACGGCACTGGAGATTGTGAAGACACTTCTTGCCGAGTATCTGGTACCGAATGCGCAGACCATCGGTGACAACATTATCTACTACGACTCCAAGACGGATGATGTGGTAGAGTTTATCATCAATGCCTCCAGAAGATGCAACGGAACCTTGACCGATACACTTGCCCGACTGGTATCAAAGTATGTGGAAGACTACGTAATTTTCCAGTGGTGGTTAAAGACTACCAATCTGAAACAGGCAGAACCTTATCAGGCTTCACTCAGCATAGATGAGCAGAGCATCCGCAGATGTTTCGTACTGAGTGGTCCAGTAGTTCCAACCGTTCCTTATACCCAGCATCTGACTGCCAAGGTGGATGGAAGCTGTGGTGATGGAGCTATCACGATTGCCCTGGAGGAAGAGGGCGTGAATATCTCCTACTCCATTGATGATGGCGCCATTGATGATATTGAGGCGAGAAACAGCGACCCGAGCATCGTTGAGATTCAGCGCAGCCCAGACCCTTATACCTTCGCCCTGAAGCCAAGGAATACCGGCGTGGCAACCGTTATCCTCTTCTCCCGACACAGCGACAACCTGAAGACAGAGGTAGAAGTAACCGTAGCAAAGGAGGTATAAGATGGAGTTCAACGCATTACACCCAACACATTTTATCCGTGAGAGAGGATGGAAGCCCGAGCCGAATCCTTTTCTTCCGAAGCCTCCACGCCCGGCACACAAGTACTACAGCAAGCACATCTTCATCTATGCCAACCAACTCTGGTATGACATTGATGCAACCACAAACATGGTGGGCAGGGCTAGACGAGGTAACCAGACCAATCAGGAAGACCTCATCCCTACCAGCGAGAACGACAGGGAAAGACCGCTCTTCTACCGCTGGTTTGACAAGTATCTGAAAAAGGCAGAAGGAATCCTCTCTGCCTACGTGATGAAGCCGCAGGGAGTGGTAAGAGACAATGCCCTGAAGGAATGGGATGAGAAGGAAATCTGGCTGAATATGCCCGACTACTGGGATGATACACGGTATGACGAGCTGGTGAAGCATATCCACAGCTACATCGTGGCTGGTGCTCTCTATGAATATTTCCTGCTTACGCTTACCAGCAAGGACCCGCTTACCGTCTCAAAGCAGGAGGAAATGAACGATGAAGAACTGGAGATACTGGATGCAGCGAGTGCCAGCAAAGCAGGAATGCTGGTTCATCCGCTGAAACCATTTGGATAAAAAGGAAGGAGAAGCTTATGGGAGAGTTTGATGATATTAAGTCGGTAAGAGAAATCATACAGGAGAAGCGGGAAAAGGCGAAGAAGATTCTGCCAGTGAGCAAGAGCGCACAGAAAGAATTTATCCGTGACTTCCTAGCCCGACATCAGGATAAGTTTGAGGATTGTATGAACCAGCTGGCAGAATTCGACCCGAAAACATACGTTACTATCTATGCCAACCTGACCAAGCACATGATACCAAAGCTGAGCGAGGTGAGCGTGACCCATGGATTGGACGAAGACTTCAAGCAGTTGGCAGCACTGGCACAGACCAAGACAGACGACAACGCCTTGGACGTGACTCAGGTGCCACAGATACAGGATGCAGATTTTGAGGAGATAAAGGAATTGGGCGATGGCATTAGTTAGAGAAGTAGATATTGATGGACTCGTAGCCGAAAACAAGCGGAGATACGATGAGATTTACGGAACCTACAACCCTTGGACGGGTGAAGGCTGCTATGATTTCGAGCACAGGGAGCTACTCGAACTGCCCGACTTCATGATCAAGAAGATGTGGGTTCCCAGAGAATGTATGCGTACCTTATTATATAGGGGGCTGAAACAGTTGGGCAGCATGAAGGAGTACATCATCCGGGTATGGGGCAAGGAGTATAACGAGAAGAGTTACTACACCAAGCAGTTGAAGATGGTGCTGACCTTCGAGATTATGAAGGTGAGATTCAGGGAAGACCCCGAGTTTGCCCTGTTTGCTACCGACAAGATTGAGGATAAGGTAACTGGTGACATGATTCCTTTCAAGCTGAACTACCCCCAGCGCAAGCTCTTGAAGATTTTTGAGGATTTAAGAACCAGCAAAAGGGCTATCCGAGTAGTGATTCTGAAAGCCCGACAGTGGGGCGGTTCTACACTCACACAGCTTTACATCAAGTGGCTACAGGATTTCCGCAAGGACGGATGGAACGCCATTGTACTAGCCCAGCAGAAAAATACGGCAAAGAAAATCAAGGCGATGTACAGAAAGGCATTGGAGAACCAGCCAGGCTGGACCATCGGAAGACCGGGAGCCAAGCTTCAATTCTCTCCTTACGAGAACTCGCCTGATGATTTCCAGGTAACAGACGGCATGAGGGCAGTAAGAAGAAGTACGCTGACCGTGGCATCCTTTGAGAACTTTGACTCCGTACGTGGCAGCAACTTCCACTGTGCTCACTATTCTGAGGTGGCTTACTGGAAAAAGACCCCAGAGCATGATCCTGAGGGCGTGATTTCCTCTATTTCGGGTGGCATCAGAAATCAGGAGGATAACTTGGAGGTATTCGAGAGTACCGGCAAAGGTAACTCTGGCTTCTTCTATGAGAAATGCCAGTTGGCGATGGACCCGAAGAACAACGATGCCTATTCCTTCCTATTCATCCCTTGCTTCTTCATCGAGCACGATATGGAAGAAGTGAAGAGCGAACGAGCCTTTGCCAAATGGCTGTTGGAAAACAAGGATAAGAGTACCAATCCGAAGGGCTACCGAGAAACAGGAAAGTTCTTCTGGCGAATGTGGGAGAAGGGAGCCTGCTTTCAGGCTATCGAGTGGTACAGAAACTTCCGCAACAAGTTTACCACCCATTCCTTCTGTGCTACCGAGGCACCAGTGGATGAGGAAGATGCCTTCCGAAACTCTGGTAATCTGGTCTTCAATCCCTACTCTATTGATGATTTGCAGAAGAAGTACAAGCGTGAGCCAATCTATACTGCTGACATCATCATTGACGGCAACAAAAATGAGTCTTCCATCGAAAAGTCGAAAATCAGCATCCGAACAGATGGTGATGGAGACTTGAAAATCTGGTCAGTACCTAACTGTCTGAAAGTGGAGAACAGATACTTGGTGAGTGTGGATATTGGCGGTAAATCCTCGACTTCCGACTATACCGTCATGACGGTGATAGACAGATTCGATATGATGCCTTCCATCAAGGGCAAGCCAAAGGTGGTGGCAAGATGGCGAGGACACGTAAGACACGACAAGCTGGCGTGGATGGCGGCGGCATTGGCGCATTACTATGATGATGCCTTGCTGGTAATCGAGAGCAACACGGCTGATAGAGAGAAGAACAACAATACGGAAGGCGACCACTTCGGAAGTATATTGAACGAGATAGCCGACTACTACGATAATCTGTATCAGCGCACCACAAGCCCTGAGGACGTGAGCGATGATGTGCTTGCCAAGTATGGATTTCAGACCAACAAGCTGACGAAGGGTTGGGTGATTGATAATCTGGAGCAGTTTGTGGATGATATGCTCTGGGATGAACCAGACAGGGAAATGTATCATGAGCTGAGAATCTACGAGCGGCATGATGATGGAAGTCTTGGCAATATCGTGGGCAACGGAAACCATGATGATGTACTGATGAGTACTGCCATCGGATTGTGGGTAAGCGCCAACGATATGGAGAAGCCGAAATGGAAACAAAAGGAAAGATCAAGCAGCGGTGGCGACGGCGTTCACTCTGCTGCGAAAATTTAAAGATATTGAGTTATGGAGAGAAACTTGGATAGAAAGACTTTGAGTTTCAGCAAGGGTATGACGAACGTACCGAGTGACTTGCTGAGTGAGGATAGCGAGCTTGCCTATTCTCAAAACATCATATACAGGAATGGAGAAATGGTACCGATTCAGAAGATGAAGTTTTTCGGAACAGTGGGCGGTAGCATCTTGTTTGTGCATAAAATGGCAGACTTCGAGAATATCATTACCTATGACAAGTATGTTGGGGATAGTGGCGAGAACAAATATACCATCAGATGCTACAAGAAGAGCGACCTCAGCGCTCCGATTGGAGAATTTGAGGGAGAAGGAGAAGTGAAGGATGCACAGTCGGTGGGGAACACCCTGGTACTGGCTACAGATAATGGACTGAGATACATCCTTTATAAATCAGATACCTACAAGGATTTGGGAATGAATATCCCTGCCCTGAAATGCAACTTCACCTTCGAGAAGCCAATCAACAACTACATACCAGAAGAGAGTGAAAGAACTCTGATGAATGTTTCCAACGATGTAGATGGTCCCGATGGATGGAAATGCTATTATGATGCGAACGGAAAATTCCTGCATGCCGCTGGTGATGAACCTAGCGGAACGTTCCAGCAAGGTACGTATCACCATTTCTCCATCAAAGTATCTACAGACGGTTCACACGAAAAAGGATTTCAAGGAACAGTTCAAGGGCATGTTGCCCAAGCTATCAACTGGGTAAAAAGCAAGAATATGTTTGCGTTCCCTTTCTTTATCAGGTGCGCATTCAGGCTCTTCGATGGCTCTTATACTAAGATTACTACCCCATATATCTGCTATCCTACCATTAACAGAAATTGCCGTTTCAGTGCTGCGACTTTCGACCGCACCCATAACACATATATGGATCTTAAGCAAATGAGCGGCAAAGAAAGTATCTTTTACTTCATCGAATATAGCGAACTGAAATTCAAGTTTGAACCGATAAGCAATGATTGGAGAGACATTATCAAGGAAATTGTAGTCTTTGCCTCTGATCAGGTCCTGCCATTCCGTTTAGATAGCGGTTGGAAATTAGTTTCTCCAAACGACACCTATATGAAACCTTCTGCTAATTTCGGCTGCGACAAGTATAGAGAGCTTCCGTTTAACTACGACAAGCAAGCGATGGCTTCCCATACCATCACGGTACACAGCGAAATTCAGCCGGAATATAAAACGGACCTGGAAATCATAGATGAGCTGCTGACAAAATCACAGTTCTACAAACTGTTTTCTGTAAATGCATCGGATAAGGTTATGGATGGAAACTGGCATTACTCGGTTAACGGAATAAAGGACGGAGATAGAACGTTCATTGTGAAAGGAGTTGTTGAGAATCTTACGACACAAACCCAACTGAATGTTGATGATTATTACGGATGGGCAAAGGCTACAGCAGAAAGACTGTACACCTATAACGGCAGACTTCAAGCTATCGGATTGTTGCGCTATCCATTTGGTGGTTTCTCGAATTTTACAGGAAGAGACTTGACTGGCGACGATTATTACTATATGTACACCCATATCGTGACGAACACTTCTGATACCTGGACGGTGAATGTCGCTTCTGTGAATAAGTCGTTCCTGCGTGGATGGATTTATTATCCAGACCCAAACGCTACGGAAATCATTCTTTATTCGGGCGAGAAATATCTTAGAATTCCATTAACCATACACCCAATGTTGAACGGCTCCTATTCGTTCACCAATCTTCCGTCAGCTGAAGGTGATGCGGAATTTGAAAGTATCACCGAAGATGAAATGATAGAACTGGTCAAGAACCTTAACCAGCCCGAATATCTTGATTCCCAGATTATCACTTCCGTAGTGAACAATCCGTTTGTATTTGAGGCATCGGGCGATAACACCGTGGGTACTGGTAAGATTCTCGGTATCGTGGCTAATACAGAGGCTGTAAGTCAAGGACAGTTCGGTCAATATCCTCTGCTCGTCTTTACCGATGAAGGTATCTATGCCATGAGCGTGAATGCCGAGGGTCTTTACTCCAGCATACACCCTATATCCAGAGAGGTTTGCAATAATGCTGATTCCATTACTCCTACCGACAAGGTGGTTTACTTTACTTCCGAAAAAGGATTGATGGCAACATCGGGCGGCGAGGCGATTTGCGTATCGGGGCAGTTGAGCGGTGGAAAGAACAGAGGATTGCCAAGCGACTTCCTGCCTTTCAAGACTTTTTTGGAGAACTGTCTGATAGCCTACGACTACAAGGCTTCACTGCTGAGAATATTCAACAAGAAGACCAGCTATCACTATATATATAATATGGTGGATAAGATTTTCTCTATCTCTCACAACTATACCAGCAGCAAGATTTTCTGTAGAACGGTAGCCAACAACTATCCAGATAACCTTGTTCAGTTTGATGATAGTACCGTTTACTCCCTTACCAACATTCCATTGGCAGATGATGATGCCAACGACTATGACTGCGTAATGACTACCCGACCTTTGAAACTGGGCGGCTCTACCATTCTGAAATCATTGAGGGGACTGAAGCATCTTTTCGATTCTGATGCCGGAACGGTAAGCGTAACGGTCTATGGCTCCAACAACGGCAAGGACTGGATTGCGCTGAAGAGCCTCTTCGGTAAGCCGTGGAAATACTTCAAGCTGGAGTATTCTTTCAAGAACTTCAAGGCAAGCGATTCCTTTGCCGGGTCCATCATAGAGACCCAGAGCAGAAGGGAAGACAAGATAAGATAAATCCTTCCATAAGTTTGATAACATCAAGAAGGCGGCTACTCGTGATGAGCAGTCGCCTTCGACATTAAAACACTAACAAACTTATGCTGAACGTTTCCGTTCTATGTAGATTATGAACCATTCCATCAAATAACCTATGACGAAGCAATAAAGGTGGAGGCATCCGTTCACGTTATCCAACAGCATCGTGAAGAGGATGAAGGGTCCAGCCTTCCTGATTGCATCTTTCCATCGTCCAGTCCTGCCCCACATCACACCGAAGACGGCGAAGAGAAACCCAGACAAACCCATCGTTGGCTCGTTGACGAACATCGGCAGATAACTGGCTGCTACGGCTACCGCAAAAGCCTTGGCAGGCGAAATCCTGCCCTTGATCTGCCAGAGTACCAGCAGATTGATGGCAAGATGAAAACCATTGACGTGGAAGAAGCTGTACAGTAGATGATTCTCCCAGGGGCATCCGTGATAGAAGCCTATGTGCCAAGTGCAAAGAATGATGCAGATGAGCGACAGAAACGCCTTCAATCTGAAACTATTCATGCTTACCATCCCTGTAACCTTTCCCATATCGCTTGCAATTATAGAAAATATCCTCTGCAGAACGAGGAGACAGGAAGAATTCGGGGGCTGGCTCTCCTACCAGAAACTGGCAGATGAAATGGAGCGACTGCCCGATAAACTCTTTCTTCTGAGATACTGCGTTCAATCTATCGAACAGAGAATAGTACATTCTCCTTCTCGGTTCCGTCATGGCATCCACCTCAGAGAAATCGCCTACCACCATTTTTCTGAGCTTCTCGAATGCCTGCTTCGGATTCACATAATATCTCGGTGCGGGATGAGATACTATCTTCGCCCACGCCTCCTTTGCGGTGTGGCAGGTGGGTGCTACCTCACGATAAGTCTTCATCAGGTCTTCCCGTTGCTTTTCCGTTAAGCTATAATTGGTTTTCGTCATACGCTTTACTCGTTAAATCGTACTGCAAAGGTACAAATAATCTAGAATACGTCCAAATAAATAATATATTTTAATATTTTGCTCACTTTTTATGGTTTTGTGCAGAAATCTTTTTATCTTTGCACCGACTGAAACATTTAGCTACCGTTTTCTGAGAAACAGCAACTGAATCAACTGAATTTACTTAAAAATGAAACAAGATGAAAAAAGAGTATTAACAACGCTCTCTCGGAAGAGGAGCAAAGGATGGTTCTGCAAGGTTTGCTGAGCCGTAAGATTTGGAGATTCTATGAACTCCTGGCAAAATGGGCACCGATACCACTAATGTTGTGGCATTGGTATGGTGTATGGGACTATGGGCATTGTCCTAGACCTACCATACTTAATACGAATGATAACGGAAACTGCATCATCTGGATTTACTTCCTGGCATACATTTATATGCCTCTCTGCATGATTCCTGTGAGTTTCTTCTTCAGATACTGCTGGATTTTCCGCATCCCTTTCTTCTATTTCATTGGCGTCAATGCCATCAGACTGTATTATCAGCACTGGCTCATCACTCCAGACCAACTGGAGACGCACCATGTATTTATCATTTTTACATTAATATTATATGCCTATGGATTTATCAAGATCGCTATCACACGTAGCAAGTGCCGCATTCCAGATGTTTCAGAATGGAGAATGCGGATTTTCAGAGGAAGAAGAGAGAATCGTACAGAGAAACCTTCTGTACTGGATGGAAAGAAGACATCACTTTGATGAGAAGCTGGGAAGAGCCTGCATCGCCAACATCTACTATTTTAAGGATGATGTGACCAAGGAGTATGCTCCATTCTTCGGTTACGAGGAAATGAAGGAGGAGTACGACAAGCAGGCTTGGATGATTCCAGACTACACGATGTGGGATTTCGCCGTGACCATGAACAAGATGTTTGCAGAGAACATTGATGTGATTGGCAAATGGTCGAGAAGCAAGGAGACCTTGAAGAAGAGAATCTCCGAGCTATCAGTGAGTTTCCTCTGCGACGAGTCAACCAATCACCCCACCGATAAAATTTGGTGGTACATGAACAGTTAGACGGAAACACGGAAAAAGCTATCTGAAAACCCCTTATCTTTGCGCCATTAATCAATATTAATGGTATATATGACAGAGATTATTCATACATTTTTGCAAGAGCACCTATACAGATCGGCATTGGTTATTGCCATCTGCATGGGTGCTCTTATCATTTCTATGGGCGTGGACCTGTTCTTTGGCATCAAGAAAGCGAAGGAGAACGGACTGGCTACGACAAGTACAGGATTCAAGAAGACTTGCGACAAGGCAAGGAAATACTTCTCTCCCTTCATGGTGACGGTCTGTATAGACCTGATAGCCTGTACGGTTCTCCCCTTCCCTGTCTTTTCTATGATATGGGCAGGCTATTGCGTGTTCTGTGAATTTGTAAGCGTAAGAGAGAAAAGCTGGCAGAAGGCTGAGATACGGAAGCAGGAGAAGACGGTAAGCATTCTTCTGGAGAACAAAGAGGACCTTGCTAGGGCTTTTGCCGAGATTATGAAGGAACTGGAAAAGGAGAAGGAGGGCAAAGTATGAGACTGATTGAGAAAATTTTCGTTCACTGTACCGCCTCTTCTCAGAAATGGGGCGTGAAGGAGCTTTGGGATGAGTTTAAGCGCAAGGGCTGGAAGAACCCCGGCTATCATTATGTGATTACCAAGGATGGTGGCATACATCAGATGTTACCGGTAGAAATGGTTAGCAACGGTGTGAAGGGATATAATTCTACTGCCATCAATATTGCCTATGTAGGCGGTATCGACTCGAAGGGAAAGGCTGTAGATAACAGAACCAAGGAGCAGAAGGATGCTCTGGTTACCCTGCTTAGACAGCTGAAAAAGAAATATCCGAATGCGGCGATTATGGGACATCGTGATATTTGGGGGACAGACCAGTCGAAGTGGAAGAAGATGTGCCCTTGTTTTAATGCGAAAGAGGAATATAAAAATCTATAGCGTATGAAGTGGTATGACATAAGATTTTGGAAATGGGCTTGCATCGGTTTGGTGGTTGGAGTTATCCTGCTGGCATTCACTGGCTGCAAGACCAAGGAGTATGTGAAGGTTCCCGAGTATCATACTGAGTATATTGTGAGAAGTGACACTATCGCCAAAATGGATAGTGTGTATGTGAAGGATTCGGTGTATGTGTATCAGAAGGGTGATACCGTAGTGATAAGCAAGATTGCCTATCGGGACCGATACCGCAACATATATAAGGTAAAGCTTGATACCATCATCAAGCGTGATTCTGTCTCCGTGCCTGTACCAGTGGAGCGGCAGCTTACCAAGAGTGAGCTGAGATTAATGACACTGGGAAGATGCTATATCGGATTTCTTTTCCTGTTGGCTGTATGTGCCATCGGCTTTGCTTTCTGGTATCACAATAAAAAGTGCTAGCTTATGGGAAAGATTAGCGAAGAACTCCAAATGATAGACTCGCTCCTGATGGAATTTCATGAGCGGATTCAGTCGGGGCGATGTTTGACGAATAAGCAGCAGAATACGATGATGCTGAATTTCCTACATCAGATTGCCAACAAGGATGAGCCGATCAGTAAAGCGGAAGCGTGCGGATACGTCAAAGTTTCCAGGTCAACCTTTGACCGGCTGGTGAAAGAAGGCAGGCTCCCTAAGGGACGGAAGCGCAAGGGCTGGACCGAACTTGTTTGGTATGAAAAAGATTTGGATAAGTACATAGATAAGTTGATTTAGGTATAATTTTAGGTTTTAGTTTTTATAGGTTAGACGTTGTTTATTTAGTCAAAAAATCCCCACCCGGCTGTGAAGCTAGGTGGGGATTGCAGTTTTACTCGCCAAGAATATCCTTGATTTTCTTTTCGATGTATTCGTCAGAAGTACTTTCCTTTACAAGAGCATCCACATCTGGTAGTTTGGCATCTACCTTATCTGCTTGCATTTTTGAGGTAAGCATACCCATTACTAGTTTCACCCAAGGGCTATTAGCCATGTTTGCCAATGAATCCTTTTTGATTTCATAGGCTTTCTTTAACTCTCCGTTATCACGAAAATATCTGAGCACTTCCGTTAATGCCAAGACAAAGTTCTTGTCTTGCATCGGGCTATTCTTTGCCTCTTCCAGTTTAAGCATTAGAAAGAGTAATGATGAATGTAAATCTGTCTTGTTCATAGTTACTTACTTTTAATTATTTACTTCTCTTTTCCAAGTTGCAACTATACCTGTTGTACTCATTGTATTTTGAAATAGTGATGATTCATTCAACCTCTCTTGAATTACATCCCATTGTACTAATTCCCATCCATTGGAACCTTCTTTATTAAAGGCTTTTTCCATATCTAATGCCAAGTTATTTGTAATTTTGAAATGATATGATTCTAGTTTGTATTCATACTTCTTCATAACCGTTTATAAACTATTAAACATTTCTTCATTCAATTTCTTCTCGTTCTCCAAAAAACTCAGGAAGTGTTTATTAAAGTCATCGTCATCCATAAGTGTTAATAAAGAAGAACTAAACAAACTTTGATGAAAAGGGTGTTTTAAATCATCTGATAAGTCAATAACTTCATTAATCGCCTCTATGTTTCTAGATAATTTTGTTGCTTTGTTAAAAACATCTTTCTTCATACGCTACTTCTTTTTACCCTCTCCCTTTTACAGGAGAGGGTGTTTAGTTACTCCTTAACTTCTACAAACTTTCCGTTTTTAAGTTGATACCAAGTATCAGCCTTGATGTTTTCTCCGTCAACGTACTCTGTCTTAACACATGCTGGAACATCACGTTTCTTTTCATCGCTCCATTTCCATTCTGCAAGCGTTATCCATGAGCCAACCTTTGCTTTGGCTATTGAACTATTGCCAGCACACATGATAACAGTATCTTCTCCAGTGCTGTCAATCTTAGCAGAGTCACCGCTTGAACCAATCTTAGCAGAGTAACCGCTTGAACCAATCTGAGCAGAGTCACCGCTTGAACCAATCTTAGCAGAGTCACCGCTTGAACCAATCTGAGCAGAGTAAC